TGCTATGATTAAAGCTTTAGAAGCATTGTGCTATTTAGATGATATAGCGCATGGAAGAAAGATGAGTTTAGACCCACACGAACTTAAACTAATCATCGAAAAAGAACTCAAAGCGTTAGAAATTATTAAACCATTGGTCGACTTAACAAAAGGAACAAATTATTGTTGGTTATGGTTAGGACTTAATGGTGTTCAAATAACCCAAGAAGAATATGATTTATTGAAAGAGGTATTGCTATGAAAATAGGAGAATTAGAAGTCAGCTTTGAACCATATAAATTACCAGAAGATTATAAGTTTGTGTATAAGATAAAAGGTTGCGAACATAAGGTTGATTTTGACACAAACACTATCGTTGACAAAATACTATCTACAAGGACAAAAAAAGTTGGCGAAGAAGTTATTAGGCAATTAAAAAACATTGGCGAAGAAAAAGGCATTAACGAATTGATTTTAATCGATGAAAGCAAGGTTTTGAATTTGATTAAAGCTGTTAGAGTGTTTGAGATTATCAAAGAAAAAAATGTTGATATAAGATTATTGCGTTATTGGTGGAGCTGCGATTATACGGATAAAGATATATTTAAAAGATATAATTTTTTCTTCGGAAGGAAACCATTGACTCAAGAAGAATACGACTTAGTAAGAGAAATATTGATGCGAAAGATTTAAAAGTTTATATAGAGGAATGATTATAAACAAAGAAAGGAGAAAATAAAATGTTAGCATTAATTCAAGATGAACGTATTATTAACGAACTTAGTGACCATATTCGTGTCAACACTGCTAATAAAACAGTCGAAATTTATGACAATTATGGTGTTAAACTAGTTTTAAGAAATTTAGACAATGAATCATTTGAAGCATTCAAATCTAAATTCCACAATTTTTAATTATTAAGGAGGCTATCTAAAATGAGCGATTTTAATGAACTATTGAGCAAATACAATATAAAAACCATTGATGAATTAGAAAGTGTTTTAAAAACTGATAAACTCATAAAAGATGGGAAAATTGCCGTTTTGGATATGCCTTCTTATAATCATTGTTTGCAAGACCTAAATCGTTTTTTGAGTTTAGAGCTCAAGTTAGGTTATAAATTAGAAGAATTCATTTCAGCTTTTATGGAAGGCGATGCATTGTGGGCTTATAACACCAAAACCGGTGTTGTAGGTGAGTTCAAAGTAGATGACCCGTTTTCCAAAGAAATAAAAATATCTGTGCCGGAAGAATTCCCAATCGACAAATCAAAATTAAATTAGAAAGGAGAACAATCTATGGGTTATGGATATATTCCGTGGACTTTTAATTATCTCCCTCAAAAATGTCCATGTCAGGGCTGCGAAGACCGAGTAGTCGGTTGTCATGGCCAGTGTAAGAAATATAAGAGCTGGCAGCATCAAAAAGCAATGGCTCAAAAAGCAGCAGCTCAAAAATCGTATTAAAGACATTTGTTAATTGCAATAACATTTGTCTTTTGTTAAAATGAGGCAGGAGGAAACAAATATGATTAAACGTTTAATTACAGAAATATCTGAAGAAGATTTTAGGAAACTTAATTTAGCGGTATATCGTCAAGAAAAAGAAAAAAATATGGATGGTTCTATCTGCTTTATCATGAAAGAATACAATATAAATGATATTTTAGATAAAGAAATAGCAATGACACTTAATTCTGGTTATGAATCGGATTTAAGAGATTTAAAAATGCCAGTTACTATTGCGATTCATGAAGAACCAACTGAAGAAGACTTTTTAAGAGTAAAAAAAGAACATCCATGGTTACTAGAAAAATCATCAAAAAATGCTGTTCTATATGAATACTCTTATTTAGATAAGTTTATGAATCAATTTACTGGGGCCCAAACATTTCAAATCGGTTGGGGTATAAAACATCTATATTCCACACGAGATTATTATGAAGCTCACGAAGATTATTGGCGCGTAAGGAAAAATGAAACTAAAGCCATTTATCGTATCAAATTATCTGAAAAATGGTTAAAAGAATTCATATTGAAGCATTTTAGTGTCAAAGCTAAAAGCATCACCCCAAATCAGTGGATTGAAACATCTTATGATTTAAATGGATGCGGTATATATATACCAAAGCATTCTGTTTTAGTTACAAAAAAAGAACATTCTGCATCTTATGAACCGACAGATTTAATTGAAGCCACTGAAGAACAATTAAAAGCTAAAATAGAGGAAATTAAAAGATGAATTTCTATGATACGGTAGCAGAACGCGGTTATACAATAAAAAAAGAAGAAAGCGGAAATATAATCCATTTAGTTAAAGAAGATGGAAGTAAACCTGCTTTCGTAGAAGCTCATATCGTTTTTCTAAAAAATGAAAAGCAAATTAAAGGTTTTCTTTCTGTGCACGATTTAATTTTTACAGTTGACGACAATGCAATTATTTATCGTATGTTTCGCCGAATGAGAGAAGACCTAAAGTTTTTTGCTGAAAAGGCTAGATATGATATAATATAAAAAGGCAGGCAAATTATGAGAAAAAAAACATATATTTATAAATTAACTTCTAAATATAGAAAACATCCAGAATTACTTTTAAATTATGGTTTTCAATATTATGAATCAGATGACAAAGATGTCAATATTTTTGCCATTCCTATTAAATTAAAACAAGATAATCCTTTATTTATTCAATGTGTGAGATTTTTTGAACACGTTTATAGTGAAGCTACAACAGAAGAAAGAGAAAAAGAATTCCAAGGATATGAATTTAAAAAAGAACTTCAAGTGAATCAACAAAATGTGGACCGATTAGTTTTAACTGAATCCGTCATAGAAGAGTTTTCTGCAGCTCAACTCTGCGTAAGCATTTCTAAACTGGACAAAGACACCACATTACTTTTCATTAATTCACCAATTCAAAACTCTTATTACCATTTTGAAACAATCAAAGAATGCGCACCTGAATTAATAGAAAAACTGTTAAAAGATAAAGTGATATATCAGAAATCATATCGATACAAAGCTGATAAATAAAATGAGAGAAGACATTTACACGATAGAAAACGGAAAAAAAGTATACGACGTTCAAAAAATCTTTGGACGAGGTTATAACAATATTCTTTTTTGGAATTTTAAAGGCAGATATAGATTTGCGGTTGGAAGCAGAGCTTCAAAAAAATCGCAAAATCTTTTAGGTTATGAAGTCATTTTTAAAATTATAAGCGATGATAGAAGAAACGTCATTATGATTCGTCAGAACGACGTTGACCATCGAACAAGTACGTTTCCTAACTTGCTTTCGTGTATAGAAGATTTGGGATTGTCTGATAAGTTTACGGCCACAAAGCAACCTTTAGAAATCACTTATAAACCAACCGGGCAAAAAATAGTTTTTAAAGGCATGAACAATCCTACTTCAATTACTTCCACCAAATTTGCTCATGGCCTTCTTACCGACATCTATTTAGAAGAACTTTATGAAATACAGAACTATTCTGATTTCTTGCAACTAGATGGTTCTCTTCGTGTGGATAAAAAAACGGCTAAAGAATTATCTATTCAAATTACTGGTGTTCTTAATCCTTGGAGTCCTGAACATTGGGTTTACACTGAATTTTTCAAAGGCCGCTTAGAACCAACTGAAGAGTATATGGAAACTCATATGTGGGATGATTATTGCAACCCGGATTTTATTGGTCCGTTTGGTAAAGGCCTTTTTTTACATCAGTCTAATTATAAAATTAATGAATTTTTAGATGAATCTTGGGCGCTCGCTGCCGCCGAAATGAAACGTCGCTCTCCTGAACTTTATAAGCCAAACTTTTTAGGACTTTTTGGTGCAACTACTGGCTTATGTTATCCTGAATTCAAAGAAAACTGTTTGTGCTCAGCTGACGACATTATGAAACGCAATGACATCCTATATTTTGCCATCGGCATCGATACAGGTCTGTCTAACGGTGAAGGAAAGAAAATAAACATCAAGAAAGGTGAAGACCCTGGCAAAAAAGTTAGAGCGGCTACTACAATGATGCTCTGTGGAATCACTAAAGACTTAAATGATGTGTTCGTGGTTGATGAGTATTTTCATAGTAACAATGCCGGAGATAACGCCACAAATACGGATAATAGAGACGATTTAACTTATCCACAGATTTTACGACAATTATTAACATATTTAGTAGATTGGACTAAAAAATATTCTAACTTGCCAAAAGGTAATCTATTGATGAAAGGTACTGTGAACTGTTTTGTTGATAATGCCGACCAAGGCACTATCGACAACCTTACAACTATGGCTAGAGAGTTTGGCTTATACAATTTTAAATTCACAGGATGCACAAAGAAACCGATTCAAACACGTGTAGACTTCGAGAGAATGCTTATGGCCTATAGTTGCTTTCATGTCAATAAAGATTGGTGCCCAAATGCAGTGAGAGAATATAAAGTCGCTAGAAAAGGTGACAAAGGTGAAGCGAGGGCGCCAGGTAATGACCACTGTTTAGACTCTATTTCATATTCAATCGCACCATTCTATACGTCCATAAAATTATGGAAAACTAAATTTAAGGAACATTAATATCACAATTCGGACGTGCTTGTTTTTTATTTTTTAAATTATTTCATAAAAATGTGTTGACATATTTAAAATAATTTTATAATATATAAGTGCAAAACGGAGGCATTAAAAATGACCGAAAGACAAATGAAAATATTTTTTAAAAGATTATCTAAAGAAGATTTCTTTTATGAAGACGATGAAGTGGCCATCAACGATTTTGAGAGTTGGTGTGCTAAAGAAGGTTTGAAGCCAACTGTTGGCGAAAATTTAGAACTCTTCATACGACACGTCAATAATGAACTGTATGAAAAAATGCTCGACGATTAGAAAGGGTAATAAAAAATTTATGAAATACATTAGAACGAAAGATGGCGTTTATGAAATTGAAAGATATTATGAACCAAGAGATTATTATTGGGTAAAACAAGACTATGATAATCAGCCAATAGGAAGTGAAGAAGTCTTAAAACAAGCCGACACCATTGAAGAGTTATGTGATACTTATGTAATAAAAGGAGAATTCGGAATATACCTTGTTGGTTTTGACGAGTTAGATAGACATGCTATGGGGCAGACAAAAGAAGAGTTGCTAAGCGGAAAGCTTGAAGCCTATGGTGCTATTTGGGTAATTGATGATAATGGTGCGCCTACATTAAAGTCTGTTGCAAAAGCTAATAAGGATGGCAAATTATGCTTGATTTAATGGGCACATTTAATGACGTATTTTCTAAAGCATTAAAGCCATTTGGAAGAATAATAATAAGAAAAATGGCAAAATATAAGCATTATTATAATAGAAAGTTAAAGAATAAATAAAAGGAGAACTGTTATGAGTAAAAGAAGACTATTATCAAATATCATGCTTATGTCGATGTTGGCAGGTATGAGCGAGTATTCTCTTACACCGAATAGTGACCGACACTTACCAACTAGATGCAAGCCAAGAGAAGAAATCGCTGGCTATGAACACAAAGGAAAAAGTCAAAGCAGATTAGAATATAATAAATTGCAAAGACAAAAACGCAAATTGCGTAAACGTAAAGGACACAAACATGGAGGAGCTAGAAAATGAGTAAAGGTTTAGAAGCATTAAAAAGAATTAAGCCATATGCAGATAGCTCAATAAGAGCAGACTGTGAAATTATTGAACAAGAACTCAAGGTGCTTGATATCATTAAAAGACATCCATTCATTTTAGAAAGGCTATTTGATGAAGGCGGTATGCGCGATGATTATAATCACGATTATTGGTGGGGTGTTGTTACCAATAAAGAAGTAGAGATGGTAAAGGAGTGGTTGAACAATGATAAGTAAAGGTTTAGATGCGTTAAAAAGATATAGAGACATACCAACAACAATGGATTACGACATCATTGAACAAGAACTTGAAGCATATCAAGAAATTAAAACTTATATGCAACAATATGAAATAGAAAATGTCGAAGAACTAAGACGAACTCTCCATAATGATTGGGTTATTCGCCAAAAGTTCAAAACTGATACCGCAAATGTCGCTAAAGCTTTAGAGATTATTAAAGAGAAAAGAGTTGATGTCGCAGAATTAGTAGTTAGTTGTGACTTAAAAGCATATAACTATTTATTTAGATTGGTAGAGAAATGGCAATTAACTCAAGAAGAATACGACTTATTAAAAGAGGTGTTAGTATGATTTTTATAAGAAAAGAAAGCAAAAACAGAATTTATATGTCAGCAGATTTGGTTAGAACTATGCCTAATTTCACAGTAGGAATTTATTACATCAAAGGAATAAGACATATTGCTTTTGCAGAAACAACAGAAGATGATGAAGAAAAAATAAAAATTACCAAACTAAAAGGCAGACAAGGTCATGGTGCTTATCTTAGTTGGCAAGGTCTTGCTGAAATGTTGCCAAATAGAAAAAGAGTAAAAGGTGTTTATTACAAAACTGATAAAGCCGTTGTTTTCAAAACAGGAAAAGCTTATTAAAGGAGGTTTTTAAGAAATGATTATACCAAAAGAAACACAAGCATTAGAAAGATTAAAAAGTACTTTATTAGCAGAGGGCTATTGGCAAGATGTTTTAGAAGATGTCAACATTATTGAAAACGCCTTAAATGAATATTATAGATTACTTAAAGAAGATGATGAAACAACTAAAAAACTCAAAGCATACCAAGAAATCATTAAGAAGAAAAGAGTAAATATAGAATGGCTCAAGGCTTGTGAAACATATGAAGAATACTTATTTGTTTGTCCTTATGGAAACGAAATAACCGAAACCGAGTTTAACTTAATTAAGGAGTGGTTAGAGAAATGAAAAGATTAACTGAATTATATACATATAGAAATGGAGAAGATTATATCTGTAGTGAAGCGATAGCAATAAATGACGATATAAGAAGTTGCTTAGAAAAGTTATACGAACTAGAAAACATTGAAGAAGAACTTGACATATCTCTTCTTGCGTTGTTAAAACAAGGCAAAATCACTATTACTGAAAAATATAATTCAAAAACTTATCATATAGATTTTACACTATATTATTAAAAGGAGAAATTATGAGATTAACAAAATATGAACCACGAGAAAATAGTATGTTTCCTTACCAATTACAAGAAGATGAATTACGTAATGAATTAACTGCTATACATAAACTCGGTCAACTAGAAGATGTTGAAGATGAGTTGGGTATTGAGTTGTTGACTTTGATTAAAGCATTAACTGATTGTATCGCTATTAAAAATGAAGAAGGAACAATTGATGTGATGTGGGCTTGCCCTAGATTTCAAATTAGTATAGATAAAAGTGATAGTTGGATTCTATATGGTCCAGTCGAAGAACAAAAATACGTGTCTATTAAAGATTATGGCAAAACTTGGACTCTAACGAAGGAGGAATTAGAAAAATGAAAATAAAGAACGTAGTTATCAACGATATTAATTTTACCCCTGATTGTCAAAACAAATGGGATTTTGATGCCCCTTTAATTGTCGCAAGTTCTAGAGGATATGATAGGGATGAAAAAAGTTTCTATGTCGGTTATTATTTAGTCACTGAAACTGATAAAAAGAATGATTGTATTAATGATATGATTCCTATCATAAAAGATGAATTATTTGCGAGAGATTTTGATACATTAAAAGCCAAAGTTCGCAATTGGTATAAGAAACATTTTCGTGAAGCGTTAATAAAAGCGGCTGAAATGTTAGAGGAACAATATAAGGACTGTGAAGACTATTAATAAAAATCAAAGATATGAAAGAAGGTGTTTAACATAATTATGGAAAAAGAATATCAAAAAATTGGAAATGTATTTAAGTTTGATGAAAAGTTTAGAACTGTTGTCGGCTTAAATGAACCATACGAAACTTTAAAAAATATTATCTGGCAAGGCTTAGTTTTAGTTCCAAGAGACGTTCAACTTTATGACAATAAACACAAACTTATCAAATGCAAATGCAAATATAGAGATATGGTTAAAGCAGGACTTACCAGGGAGAAATTACAATGAATAGAAGCCTTGTAGAATTTGGAAAACGTATGGATTCTGCTGAAGACAAAGAAGTTTTCATCGGTTTCTGTAAAGGCGCAAAACACGTTTTAGACTTAGGTGCCGGAACTGGAAAAATGGCCAGAGAAATAGCAGAAAAGTTTGGATGTGAAGTAAGTGCTGTGGATAAATCTTATGAGAAAAAAACTTATACCGAAAATAACGTTACTTATTACGGCATGAGCATTGAAGATTTTTTAAGAGCGGAACGAAGCGATAAAAAATACGACTGTATTATTCTCAGCGCGATTCTTCACGAATTAAATGACCAGCAATTAGAAGCCTTCCTTTATTTGCCTTCTATTATGAGCCAAAACTGTAGAATTCTTATCAGAGAACCTTTTTTCGATTACTCCCTAGGACCTGTAACGCGAGATGCCGAAGATGCTAAAAAGTTTATAGAACTAGTGTCATCAAATGTAGATTTTTTCAGAGTTAAAGAATATCAACACGCAACTAAATTATCAGAAACTCCTTTTCCACATTTTGGCGAAACTTGTTCTTTTGACACTACGACCTTTTGGGCTAATTTAGCTTTCGTTCTCAGTTATGGAGAAGACAGTTGGGAAAGAGAAAAACATGAGTATCGCTATGCTAGAAGCTTAGACTGGTGCAAAGAATTCTTTAACCGTTTTCGCTCTTACACAGGCTTTCAAGTCTATCCAGTATTAGACAAAACTTATCGTCAACACTTTATCAATGCAGGTATTCCTGGAGGAGCGTTCGACTTATTAAAATATACAGGGATGCATGTAGTTATCGATTATTCGAAATAGGTTAAAATTATGAGCAAACAATATAACGATTATTTATCAGAACATATTAGTAACGTCAAAAAAGCTTTTTACTGGCTCGTAAATCATGGCATCGTTTCAATTAGCGACTGCCCGACAATTTCTTCTCATGACGCTTCAAAATATGATATTCACGAATATAATGCCTACGATGAATATTTTTATGGAAGTGGCAAAAACTTCGATGAATTTAATCTTGCGTGGTTACATCACATTCATCATAACTCCCATCACTGGCAATACTGGGTATTAATTAACGATGAAGACGGTATCGGCCCACTCGAAATGCCAAAATCTGATGCAATAGAAATGATTTGTGACTGGTGGTCATTTTCATTCAAAACCGGTAATTTATATATGATATTTGACTGGTATGAAAAACATAAAAACGGAATTATTCTCCACTTTAATACGCGCAATTATATTGAAAACATTTTAAATAAAATTAGAAAGGAGCTAAACAAAAATGCTGAAATCAACCGCCCGTAAACTTCTACAAAAAGATATTGAAAACCAAAATGAACAGAAAAAATTAGAACTCGAAAATAAAGAATTAGAACTCGAACGTGAACGTTTTAGTTATGAAAAAAACACCAAAGATAGAGTTGATATTTCTTTAAGCGAATATAATCAAATGAAAGAAAATATCAAAAATTTGCAAGCGGAAAATAATAGTCTTGATTCTCAATTAAGGCGTTTAATAAAACCTCTTATTCAAGTTTCTGAAAATTTGAGAACAAAACTCAGTCCGGACTATGTAGGTTATATTATTGATTCTATTTCTAACGGAACGTATAGAAATGTCGATGTAACAATCATAGAAGAGCCTATCAGCCCTTTAACAAACAAAGTCTGCTTTACGTTTACTATTGACAAAAAAATAGGAGATTAATTATTATGTTCACTTTTAAAAATTTACCGACCACTGATTTTGACGGAAATCATAAACTATTTCCCAGAAAATATCTCAAATTAAATCCTGATATACTCAACTGTTTCATCGGCTGCAACGGAAGCGGAAAAACTACTCTTATTGAATATCTTATTAATTATTTAAAAAAGCATTATAACGCTGAAGATATCGGTGACCGTAACCCATTCCGAAAAATATTTTCTGATGAGGAAGCCCCAAAAACAAATACTTTTTATATCTCATTCGACAAAAAAACTAAAGAAGGTGTCAGCGAAGACTATATCGTTCGTGATTTATTTATTAACTGCCAATCTACAGGCGAATCTATCATTTATCGTTTCGGCGGCACTCTTGCTATGATGGGAGATTTCTTACGCGATAAAAACAATAGTGGTTCAACATTATTCGTTTTTTTCGATGACTGTGATGCCGGAACTTCTATCGATAAAATTATTGATATCATTAATATTTTCGAACTTATAAAAACCGATGCCGCCAACAATAATATTACCTGTTATTTCATTTTAACTGCTAATTCTTATGAAATCGCTCGTAACTCCAACTGCATCGATGTCAGTACTTATGAAACCTATCACTTTACCGATTACGAATCATATAAATCGTTTGTGTTAAAATCGAGAAAATTAAGGGAGGAAAGTTATGGAAAAAAATAAGCTTATTATAACCACTCACTGTTATCAGCGCTATCACGAACGTGTCCGCAAAAATGACGGGCCACTTCTTGATTCGCTTAAAACTAAATATGCGGAAGAAATCGAAAAACTCTTCTCATCGTGCGAATCCATTTATTCTGGAATCATCGGTCATTCATCTACACCAGTCGATGTCTACACTAATAAATTCGGCTGGGTGTTTATCGTCGGTGAAAAATCCACATTAATCACACTCTATAAAATTGACCTCGGACTCGGTGAAACCTTCAATAAAGAATTCGTCAAATTATCGCTCGAAAAAATTGCCGCTAAAAAATCGGAAATCGAAAATCTCGAAACCGAAACAAAAAATCAGAAAACGGAATTAAACGATAAAATTGCAGCGAACGAAAATAAAATTAAGGAATTAAATAATTTAATTACGGATTTAAAAAATGAGAATGATGCATATAAGTCTTTGATTCGTGTGTTAGATAATAAGTTATATCGTAACAAATGTGAGCTCCGTAATATTATAGAAGATTATATGGTAAGGGAATCCGCTATAATTAAATAGGTTCTATTACATCAGTATTTATTACATTATAATCGTATCCTATATATCCGTCTCCGTTCCGCTAGAAAAGGAAAGAATATATAAGAAAGGAAAAGACTCGCAAATATCTTCATATACATACGCGCGTCAACGACGCGGTACGAGTGTGGCGCCTGTGCGCGCGGTACGAGCGTGGCGCGAGGGAAATGAAATAAGTCGTAAGATTTTACGAGAGAGAGGAATTTTTGTCAACAATTTTCTAAGACTTTAAAGGAAAACATATATATAATATATATATCATATACTTTTGTTTAGTTTTGATTAAAATTTTATATTTCTTTTATTACGTATACGTATACATATATATAAGAATAATAATTAAAAAGTTTATGAAAAATGAAACTCAATTGACGGATTTTGACTGTTATATTATATAATATAAAAGAGACTCAAAAATATTAAAAAAGTATTGACTACTATTAAAAATTAAAATAAAATGTAAAAAAGTAAGGAGATATTTAATAAATGAGTATTTTAAAAGGAAAAACAATAAATGATATAAGCTCAAATAATTACCGTCCAAGAATAAAATGGATTAATAGCACTAAGGAATTTGTTGTTAGCGTTTTAGATATGTATATGAAAGACGGAAGTTTTTTTAATACTTATATTTCAGAAGAGGACCTCTATCGTTTAATTAATGCGGATAAAGGTGTCAAATACGGTTTTTGGTTTAATGAGGATGATGAAAAAGGTGAATTAGATGATGATACTTATTTAGGAATCTCTTACATACAAGCGAGATATTATTTGTCAATTTCTGTTCTTAAGGAAGCAAAACGGCTTTGGAAGAGAACAGGTAGAAACGGACAGGCCTGGTTAGTGCTTAAAAAACGGGTCCCAAAAGGTGGACGTTTGAAAGGAACGGGAATTAATAAGAATTTTGAGAATTTATCAGATGATGAACAGGAACGTTTGAAATCGTTAGCAGAGAATTATGAGAAAATTAAAATTAACTGTTATGCTAAAGACTGGGTAAATGAATATGTCGAATTAGAACGAGATATGGCGATATATAATCATACGAAATTTATCGGAAAAAAAGCTTGCATACAGAAATTTACTGCGGAACGCAAAAAATATCTGGAAGAGACACCAGCCGAGGAAATCAGGAAACGGGCGAAAATGTATTAGTAATAGGAACGGACGTATATATACACGTCTGTTTTTATTTTATTATTGCGCATACGTGAAAATGTGTTTTATAATTTTAATGAAACTAAGGTAAGTGTTTTATGATTATAGATGGCAATGAAAGTGTGTTAGATAGATTATCCGGAATAAACAAACAAAGATTAGAAGGATATATATCTTGTGGATTGAAAAAACAAGAAATTTTAAGCGCTTTTAATGTTGACGAAGAAAAAATGGAAAATTGGTGCACAGAAAATTATGGAATGAATTTTAGCACTCTTTTTGAAGTTGTAAGACAAATCGCTAGAGGCGAATATTTAGACACTATGAAAGACTTGGGATTTAAAGGAAATCCCACTGCTATTTCTATTATTGACAAAGTTGTCAATTCAGATGATAGTAGTGCGAGCAATGGCATGGTGTTTAATGTGAATGTAAAAGTAGAGAATAATGATGACAAAAAGTGTGATTGAACGGGTTAAAGACCAAGCTGTTTTAGAGGCTGGTTTCTTGGAACAAAAGAGAAGATACCAGAGCAATAAGAGAAGGAAAGAAACGGTGGGGCTTAACGCCAAAAATATCCCTGTTTCGGCATTTTATAATAAAGTCGTGCGAATTTCAGAATTACCTGTGGTAATAGACCTCTCTACAGGCCTTCTCCCTCGTGACGCGCGCACAACAAACGGGTTCTACACAATCACATATAACCCAGAAGGTTCCCCCAAGAGAGTTAAGGGCAAGCCTTATACTTTTGGGCAGGATATGATTCGAGGTCGTTTTTGTGTTTCTGGAGTAAATCATTTGTGGGCTTTGAGTAAAAGAATTCCAGAGTTCGCTTTTATATTAAAGTGGTCAAATTATTCGGATGGCCTTTTTGCTCTCGCGAAGCAGCATCCAGGTGTTCCGTTTCCTTTCAACTTTAATTGGGCAGAATACGGTGGTATGATTGAGAAGAAAGCTGAAGAGATGGGAATAGACATAGACCACAAACCATTCTTTGTGTATATAACTAAGAAAGAGAAGTTAGATGAGCTTCGAGAAAAATATAAGATGATTCCTAATCCGGACCGCGAACAGTTCCAATCCGTGCTAGATGAAGTCGATAAGGAAGTAATAGGAGGCAAATAATATGGCAGAGAACCTAATGACAATTAAAGAGTACATTCGTAGAAAAGCCTTTGGTATTGGTAAGGGTTCAGTTGAAACCGCCGTATCTCCTGTAGACCGTGCTAGAGAGACAACCTTCATTAACGACCCTAATGAAATTTTGCGTCTCAAGCTCGAAGAGTATCGCGTGTGGTACGCGGGTGATAGCGCGCAAATCCTTAATTTTTATACACGCGCGGATTTCATAGATTTCAACTATGACCCTATTTATAACAGGAACATGCGTAATTTGTTCTGGGCTCAGTCCGCTAGTGAGGCCGATTATAAGAGGACACACTCTGGACAGCCACGAAATATTGTGGATACTCTCAGTGGTATAGTATCCGTGCCACATATAAACAGTACGAAAGAATTCTATAATAAAAGACTCAAGAAGATTCTGAAGGAAAACAATTATGAAGAGTTGTTGCTCCAAGAAGCTCGTCCGATGACATTAGTTGAAGGATGGGGTGGTTGGAAGATAAATTTCGATGAGGACATTTCGGATACGCCGATTCTGTTATACTACCGTGCTGATAGTGTGGATTTCATCTACAGGAATCGTCGTTTGGTCTGCATTGTTTATCAGGATTATTACACAGATGAGGATAATAATAAGTACGTCTTATTTGAAACTCGTAGATTAGAACGTAGAGAAGTTCGTGATAGTGTGACGGGAATCACAGAAAAGAAGATATGCTTGATTATTGAGAAGGAACTATTTAAGTACCTTACTGACCAGAGCAATCACATCGAGAAGGTTCCTCTGGATACGGTGAGTGAGCTCAAGGATGTAGAACCGTGCTTAATAATTGAGAACTGTCCATATTTCTTAGGCGCTCCTAACATCTATTATTACGATTCCACAGAATTGGGACCTGGCAGAAGTATTTTCACAGGTAAGATTGATTTGTTTGATGACTTGGATAAAGAACTCAGTCAGTTAAGTAACGCTGTGACTCGTTCGACCCCAATTGAATACATCGATGCTCAATATTTGGAGAGAGATGAGAATACGGGTCAACCAAAGCAGCCCAAGCTCTACGACCGTAAGTACATCATGGTATCTTCCGTGCTTACAGGTGACGGGCAGATGGCCAGACAACCGGTCACTGTTACTCAGCCAACTATCAATTTCGAAAGTTACAGTAGTGCAGCGATTCAAACGCTCATCCAGATTTGTAATGGCATCATTTCCCCAGCAACGATTGGGCTAGATGTTGCTAAGAAAGATAACGCTGATGCGCAGCGCGAAAAAGAGAAGGTCACTATTTTCACCAGAAATGGTTTGATTGCGATGGAAGAACCGAACCAGAAGTCGTTGATGATTCAGCTATTAATTGCAGATGAATTGCTCCACAGCGAGAAAGATTATAACAGCATTGATGTCCATGAATCCGAAGATGACTATGGTATTAGTGTTAAATACGACGAATTCGCTGATGCTAGTTTCGAAGCTAAGCTAGAGACCGTGCTTACCGCCTGGCAAGGAGGCATCATGTCAGATGAGATGGCGATTGAATACCTCCACAGAAGTTCACCAGAAAATATTAAGCAGAGAGAGCTTAAATTTATCAAGGACCAGAGGCAGCAGGATGCGATGATGGCTGGTCGCACGGGTACCGATGAATCCGGTGATGCTGTTCCAGATGATGCTGAGCTAGCTGAATTAGGTGCCGTTTTAGGTGGTAACGAAGGGAATGAGTACAATCAGGCCCATGAGAAGGCGGATATCTCTGACGTAAAAGAGGATAATGGCGTTCCTGAGCTTGGAAACTACGCTAAGACCCATAGTAGATAGGCGTTTAGAATTCCGTTTCTTAAAACACCTATTTTAGAGACGCAGTTTTATGGATAAAAGAAGACTTAAGTCGCTCATCTATAGCTATGAGGTTCGTATAGCTACAGTGATTGCAGATGGAGTGATGCGTCGTGATAGCCGTGCTAGAGTGTTGAATCGGGCTTGGAAGGAAATTCTGAGAGCGGATTTGAGTAACGAAGAGCATATTCTGATGTGGCAGTTTGCGCAGAGATTTTACCGCCACTGTATTGCAGCGGCTGGTAGGGAATCTGAAGTGCAGCTTAGAGCTGAGAAGGTATATACCGTGCTAAGAAGCGACACTCCGGATTTAGAACACCAGAAAAACGTCATCGTTGATTCCGTGGAATACCGTAAGAAGCATCAGGAGCTGGTTGGGATACTGTCATCTGAATCAAATTTCTTTTATTGCACGGCGCATAAGAATCCAGCTGATGGGCATCGGGAATACCAGGACAGAATTTATTACAGAAGAAATGGCACCTTGAGTCCTGAGGAGAAACAGTTCGTTCGCTCGCAAAGACTGTTGGCAGTGGAAGACGTCACTTTAGGACCGGTATGGCTATGCACTAGGAAAAACTGTAAGCATCGATTGATTCCAATTTCGTTTGAATCGGCTAAAAACGGTGACGTAAGAGGTGAAGTTTCGGTCAAGGATATTTCATATGAAGAGGAACAGTACGATACTTATAGAGACCGTTTAAAGATGTACGTAAAATTGAAAAACGTATTTAAAGGAATCGATGGTGTGACGGTTCCAGCCCAGATGAAAGCTGATGTGAAGCGGACGTATAAGTTAGTCCGTGCTTGGAAGGGAAGAATAAAAAAAGCTCAGGAATGAATCCTGAGTTTTTAATATGATTGCTGTTGGCAAGAATTCGAGTATTGCTGGTAGATGGGGTATTCAGTTAACTGTTCAATTTCTTTATCATCGGTGAATTCATCGTTGATTCGTTTGGTATTGAAGTAATTGAATAGGTCACCGCAAGTAGATTTCGTTCTCCACATCTCATTTTTGAAGTGAATGTAGACATATTCTTTCGTTTTGGTATCGTAAGCAAGGACGTTACCATAAACAGGTTTGCTTTTAGTAACTAGCGCTAACATAATTATAAATCCATGTAGAATGCAACTTTTTCAGCGATGGCGATTAAATCGCTTTTGCTGATTTTGTTATCGAAGTCTTTGTCTTCTAAATCACCTAACACTGCTGAAATAGCACAACCGAATTCTTCTAATAATTTTTCTCTGTTTGTCATAATAATTAATCATCCTTTCTAGGAAGGTAAGTAACTTCCTTGTAACCTAAGTCTTGACATTGCTTGGTCATTTTTTTGACTTCGCTATACTTAGTGTGTTTGCTTTCTTCGGCGTTCATAAGACCGACATTAGCATAATATGATGTGGAATAGACTCTTGCTTTGTCATTCCAACCAATGAATGTGATACCACCATCACTATGTTTGAAGTGGAACATTTTGTTTTGTGACATACTTTTGACCCCCTGTTCACAATAATAATATATCAAATAATATATATAATGTCAATATTAAATTAAGAAATATTTTATTTTTTTATTTAGCTGCGTCTGATGCGGGCTGGATTCTGTTAGCACGGCTAGGAAAAATCCACATCAAAATCCGCATCAAAAAACCGCCAGGGAGGATATACCTGACGGTTACTTTATTGATACGCTCGTATGACACATGCATTTGTAGGAGGTGAGCGCACCAACCATTATAGATTTGTTCCTGCTCTGCTGGGAACGAATATATATTAAACCATATATGTTAATTTGTCAATAGCCTTTTTACAAAAATGTGGACAGATGCTGCTGTGATTCATACCGTGCTATTATGCCAGAATAAAAAAAGATGCGGGATGGAATTCCCACATCAGTTTCGGCTATGACATTCTCTTAATTTCATCTTCATAATAGACTGAAGCAACCATATTTGGGCTTTCAGGAAACGGGTCATCAAGGACGATAATGTCTTTCACCTCAGGCAAGACATCACCATAATATTCACCGTTCGGTTCAAAGCAGGTCTCATCAATTTCTTGACAATTCCTGAATTCAATCATGGCCTCTTTTCTATGCTTATAGCACTTCTCAGCAATAAAAACTCTTCCGCTGATAGAAAATACTATATCGTCGCCATTCCTAAAAGATTGCTCTATTTTTTTAATTTGTTCCTTGGTCATGTTAGTTCTCCTTAATAAGTGTGTTTAAAGTAATATTTCATAATGTCAATTAAGTCTCCGTAAGTAAAGAAGTTAAAATACTCAGGATGGTTATAATTAAGCCAACTATTATAAATACCTTCTACAATATTTACTTCTTCTTTAATCACACCAACTATTTCAGTCCAATCGTCTTCCCATTCATCTCCATTCAAACCATCAAAGAAGTCATCAATTTCGTTATAATGCGCAAAAGCGTAGGCGTGTTGCAAGAAGTATAGATAGTCTTTATTTCCTTTGTTGACTAATTCTTCATAATCTCTATGGATTTTTTCTTGTAATTCTTTAAGTGTCATTTTTTAATCCTCCTTATGACACCTATAATATATCATTTAATATACAATTTGTCAATAGAAAAATGTTGACTTGAACTGTTTTTTCACCAGACGTATCCGCATCTTTTATACCGTGCTGGGATACGCAGAATTCTAGCAGGATTCTGATTGGATTCTGAACAACTGTTCTGGTGATGCAAGGATACGGTTGGATACAGAAGCAATGGATGCAGATGATGTGATTTAGCACGGTAAGAGATGCAAAATAAAAAGGCGGAATTTAATCCGCCATTTACTTTATAGCAAATGCTGTGGCTTGTAACAAAGTTTTGCACCATCTTCTATTAAAGCAAAGTTAAGTGTTTCTCTATCAACGTTTGGAGCGACTAATACGTCTTTTCCTAGATTTAAACTATGACTTACGATTATAGCAGTGCCCGAATGCAATGTAGCATTTATAACGAATTCTTTATCGCATAAACTTGCTATGATACGTGTTCTTGAAGCAAAGGTAAACATAGTGCAGAACGCATTTGGTGGTAATTCAGTGATGATTAAATCACAAGTATCGTAATCTTCCATTGGCTGTTTTTCCATTAAAGAATGTCCTAAAACAGCAATTGTAGGCTTTTTAAGAGACAAAACATGTTTGTCCATATCATTCTTCAAACTGCCTATTAAATAAGTCAAATTAAGGTCATTTTTAAGAACTTCATCAGCGATATGATAGTCTTGCAAATTAGGGTTTCTAGTGCATGATACCGAAATAATGTTTTCGTTTTTAAGAAGGCTAATGTCTCCTTGGTAAAAAAGAACGAATGGTGGTCGGTAAGACTGCCTTAATTTTTCAGGGTATTCTTCATCTAAAATAGTGATGAACTTGTCTTTGAACGAATTAACTGTGTGCTCTAATGTCTCGCAATCCACTTCTTCCTTGCTTGCGACAGCGCGATAAATGTCATTCCAGTCTCCCTTGTATTTGAGAGCTAAGTAGAGCAATATTTTTCTTACTTCCATACTATTTGCCATTCCTTTCTTTAAGCATTGTTTCGAGCCTAACCATACATTTTTCCCAAGCCTTGCCTCCCTCTTTCAACCTATAAGAATAGTGGAGCAATGCTTTGAAACTCATTGTGTCAATGTTTTTTACCATAGTTTTAATCCTCCTTTATGGTCACTTATAGTATATATTAATTAATATATATTGTCAACACATTTTTACGACTTAAATAAAAAAGATTTGATGGTCATGGATGCGATAGTGATGGATGCTAATAGCACGGTCACATGGATAACAAAAAAGCTGGACATTAATCCAGCTATTTTCTATTCAGCTAATTTGTACTGGTCTATTTTAACTACTTTAGTACCAGTATATTCGTAAAGGACAACTTTTGTATCTTCACTTGCTCCACTACGACTTCTAATTTCATTTTTGATGTCTTCAATTTTCCAACTAGCAGTATAGAAAGTCCAACCATCTTCAATATCATCAGCACTTTCAGGTGTTAAGTTTCCATCATAGACAAGTACTTCAGTACCAGTCCCAAAGAACCACGCTTCAACATAATCTAAGTATTTGCTATCAGTGTCTTCAGGATAGTATGCTTCTACATATTCACCTTGGCAACATCCGCGTAATGGTCTCATATGATATTTTTTTCCATAAATCACAGATAAGCAGGTGATGATAATTCTAACTTTTTTGTCTTCATCTAAAGCCTTTCTAATAATGTTTGCTTCTATTGGAGAAAGTTTTTTACCATTCTTTTTCTTAGGAAGCATATCGTTTAAGAAAGCCATTATAGAGCCTTTGTAGTAGTAGTCATAGGAATAAGTATTGTACTCATCCATAATACCTTTAATTGCCTTTAAATCATCGTTTTTATCGACATTGTAGAATTCCTTGCAACCATCGATGATAACTTCATTTCCTTCATCTTCTTCAATATCGTAAACGCGATAATCAAAGAATTCAGGGTTAAGTGTTTTTGCATAAATTTTTTCCATGTGTCTATCCTCCTTTATGCACCTTTATTGTATATTAAATAAGATATATTGTCAATAGTTTTTTAAGACAATTTTAAAAATAAAAAAGGCCTCATAGCGAAGCCTCATTTCTTATTCTACAGGTGATTCAGGATTTTATTCCGTGCTGCTATTAGCTTCTGCGCAGTACAAGGTGATTGTTATTTCTCCTCTGTACACAAAGTTCAGGTCAGATTTGTTTTCCTCAGAAACTGTTACATCAAGGCCCAACTCCCAATAGGATATACGCACGGTGAAGGGACCGTTTGTCCAGTACCTTGTGTTGTCGTAGATTTGCTCATTGTGATACCTTTCGGTTGAGTAGCAATCCATCTTGTTTGTTCCTTGGTAGTAGACGTTTAGCAAGTCTCCGTCCTTGAGTGTATAATTTGTCTTAGTCACATTACCATCAACTTTTGTTGTACCAATGCCACTCGTACATCCAACTAATAATGGTAGAATTCCTAACATCAAAAACTTTTTCATAAAATTTTCTCCTTCGCTTACTTCAATATATACCATCAAGTCCTGGATGTCCAGTGACTGACTTCAGCGATGCTAGCACGGTCACGTATGATGCCGCACTTCCACTTCCATCCGCTTCAAAAGGCAAAATAAAAGACAGGCACTAGACCTGTCTCTTATGGAGATAAAGAGGACAAACTATTTCAATAAAATTGCGCTTAACTTTTCGTAGTTTTCTTTATCAATGAATTGTGGGTGTTTGCCATTATCAAACGCGATTAAGTATCTTGGTGTGGTTTCCCATTCGCAAGGAACTTTTGTGATGATACCTGTTTCTTCATCAGTTTGTTCTTCATACTTTGTTGGTTTGTCATAGTTAACATGTGGTTCGGTTTCACTTAAGAAAACGATTTTGTTTGTGTCGACAACTAATTCTTTAACGTTGCCTTGTTCATTGATACGATTAATTTTAACAAATGCCATTGTAATACTCCTTTTGGGTTCTTCCCATACTCTTTAATGTAATTTGTTCGTAAGGTTTCTCGTTTCACCTTACGTATATATATTAACATTATTTTTTAAATATGTCAATACCTTTTTTAAACTTTTTTTATTTTTATTCAATTTCACCTTTATAACCGATAATCCATATTTTATTTCCACGCATACATTTATTAATGAATATTCTTGCCTTATATGCACTATCGAATACTTTTGTGAACTTTTTTCCTGTGTTCATATCTAAGCAATAGACTTCTATCATAATTAGTATTCCTCAGGAAATAGAATAGTAGTAACTGACCTATCCCATTCAGTAATTATCCAAATCTTAACTCCATTTTCGTTTGTGTAAGAGCTAAATAATCTATCATCACCATTCTTAAGGGCACTATCGTTGAGAGCCTTGTCTTCTTCACATAAGTCTCCCCAATCACCATTGATGTGTCTTTGAAAACTTTTCCATACAAACTCAGTGAATTTCGTATTATCTCTTGATGTCTCAGCAACACTACTTGTAGCCACTAATTGACCATAATTGAACTTTGCCATATTGATGTCCTCCTATCATTGACACCATTATTATAGACCATAAATTAAAATAAGTCAATAGTATTTTGTAAATTATTTTATATATTATATATTAAATAATTTTCAACTTGACCAATCGCTGGGTATATATTATTATGATACCGTCAAGCACGGCATAGCATCGGGAATGAGAATTCTGGATACGATTCCACAGCTTCTGCCGTCGGGAAGGAGAACTTCATATGCCAACACAAGAATATTTAGCGAGAAAAAGAAAATACATCCAATCCTATAACAAGAAAAATTACCGTTCCATGAATTTAACTTTTAGAGTGGACGACCCAGATGACATGGCCATCTACGAGTTCCTTCGCTCACGTTATAGCACGGTTCAATTTGTGAAGGATTTAGCTAAAGCTGCGATGGACAAAGAAAAAAGTGAAGGACGTTATTAGCCTTCACCTTTTTTATTTTTGTTAAATTTTAATCAGCGTAATCTTCTTTGGTCCAAGCAGTTCCGTTGGCTTTAAATTGAGCATTCCATTCCTGTTCCAATCTAATTGCCTTAGTCCAAGAGTCTACGCAATGGACAACTATTACTTCAGCTCCATCAACGTTAAAATCATCAAAGTAATGGTATAAGTTGCTGCTTTTAGAAACCGAAATAGCAATGGCGGTAAAATGGTTGTTCTTTTTTAATTGAATTACAAACGATAGATTATTTTTCATTTGTTAATATCTCCTTTAAAAATTTTGAACTAGTTTTAGCATAATCATCAATGGTATTTAATACCAAATCATGAAAGCAACTAATCCAATAACTTAACTCTTCTTCGTTAATTTCTTCAATTAAGAACTTTTTCAATGGTTCATATTCTCTTTGTTGAGTTTGCCAGTGGATTTTATGACTTAAATATTCATAGACCAAGAAAGCAATCTCGCAATCTTTTAATGCGCAAGTTGGTAAATTGTATTGAACATAGATGGTAAATAAAGTTAATAGCTCTCTATTTTCTTCGCTATATTCGTAGCTGTACAATGCGTTTACCACTTTTGCAGTTTCTTCTGAAAAGATATCATGGTATCTCTTTGGGTGTGTAATTAAGTAATCTTTAAATGTCATACTTTTCTCCTATCCTTTTTACACCTTTATTATATATCATTTAATATATATTGTCAACAACAAATTACTACATCTTTTTCCAGGCAACTTCTCTGGGAATCCATCACGTCGGGCTGTATTTGCACGGTAACGAATCCAGACGCCAGCTTCTGTAAAAAAGGGAACCGTTTGGTCAGAACAGTTCCCAGCAGACAGGAGGTATCAAAATGTTTTGCGTCCAACATAACATTAGATACACCATTATTTTAATAAAAAAAAGAAGGCATTTGCAACTACCTTCTTTTAATTTCTCCTGGTCTCTCTCGCTTATGGTGGGAGTACCCCTTCACCAAGTCTTTTAGCCAACCAACTGGAACTTTCGCTAACCTTCGCCTATTATACCGATTTCAGTGGTTTGGTTATCCCTTAGTAAGGTGGCTTATCTTTCACCTTACGTATATATTATACCATATATATTTATTATGTCAACAATTATTTTCAAATTTTTAAGTTCACGTCCATCAGTCGCCGCTCACTTCGCCGCTTCACCATCACTGCATCTAATAGCACGGTTTACGAAGCATCAAAAAAAGCGGGATTTTAGTTCCCGCCGTTTTATTAACTGTTCTTCTTCGCTTGGTCGAATGCTTTTAAGAAGTTATGAATAGCATTTTTATATGGTGAATTGTCCTTGAATTGGTCTCTTCTTTCAGCCTCTTCTAAATTAGCCAAATTATAATAGAGCAACATATCAGCAACAATTTGAGCACTTGCTTCATCTACTTCAATGGTCAACGTTTTCATTTTTTAATCTCCTTATTTAATAGCAATGATATTTTCAATGTTAATGGTAAACATAATATCGTGTGTGGACTTTTTATCTCCACTATTTTCATAATAATCAGTATCACTAATTTCTTGTCCTTGATATTCATAAACGCAATGTGGTTTATGGTGGTTGGTTAAGAATACTTGCAAACGAGTTTTTCCGGTGTTTTCATTATAGATAAGATTATTTCCTAAATATTTATCAGCACTTGGTTTCTTTGGTGTATTTTTTAATTCGTTTGTAATGGTGGTTTTTTTGCCTTTTAAAGCCTTTTTCTCTTTAACAGCCTTAACATTATTATAATTAACTAAACGAATGGTTGTGGTGGTTGTTTTAACGAAGTCTCCTAACACCTTACGGAATGTAATGGTTAAGTATTGCCCACGTTTCTTTTGATTTAAGATTTCTTGTGTTTGTTCGAGTGTCATAATTTTGTTCTCCTATCTTTGACACCTTTAGTATATCTTATTTAATATATATTGTCAATAACTTTTTACTACTTTTTAAAAATATTTTTTTGCATCAAATTTTCAGCTGCTGAAGCCCGTCATCTTTATTAGCACGGTAGGCAATAATCCTGGGCATAAAAAAATCAGGTATTTCACCTGACTCTTTTCTTATTTCATTTCTTCCATCTCATCAAGGACTGATTTGTCAAACTCGAACAATGGATAGGAACAAAATCCACTATAACCTTTGATACCAGTATTTTTAGCAATCTTGTTATCAACTAACCATTGAGCAATTTCCCCACCATTATTATTGGTGTCAATGAATGCATATTTGTCGCTTGCCACCACATCACTATCAGCAATGTTTACTGTCAACATACCGAAGTAATCTCTAACTCTTTTGCCTTTTGGTGAAACTTCAAGCATTTCGATGGCAAGTGTTCCGTTAGAACGATATGTTCCTTTGAATAATGCGATATGGTATTTGTGACCATAGAAGTTAAGTTCGTAAATTTTCATTTTAGTTATCCTCTTTTCTTTACATATATATTATACCATATATAGAAATAGTGTCAATAATAATTTACGATTTTTTTATTTTTTATCCAAGGACTGCATTCCTGATTCCGATGGTTGGATTAGGATGTTATATTGCACGGTAAACAATCGAACAAGAAAAGCGGCCGTAGCCGCTCATCTATTTCACTTTACTTCTTCGACTGAGACAATCTCATACTCACAATCAATGCCTAGTCCGTAAATTTTAATACATTCACTGACCGAACTAACGCAACATTGTTGCTCATTCCACTGACCATTGGATAAGTTGTCTCTATATTTGAACTTAACTCTAACCATGTCTATTCTCCTATCTTTTACACTTATATTATATAATATATATTAACCATTGTCAATAATTTTTTACTACTTGTTTAGGTGAAACTCGTTGATGAACATCAGGATGGAATTTATACCATCTGGATTTATTGCACGGTAATGCATCGTGATTCGGATGGGCTAGATTCAGATGTGATGGATTCATGACAGTGGAAATGGATACTGTACAAATGTTACTGTAAACCACATAAGGAAAACATTGTCAACTGTATCGTAAACTGCTCATGCACTACTGGGGGGAGGGGTATAGGTCTGGTCTGAGGGGGAGGGGTCATTTTTCTAAATGCCTTCTTTTCCACCCCGCCCCACCCAAGTCAATACTTTTCTACGATTTATTGTATTCTGTCATATTCCGTAAAACACTATTGATATGGAGTGAATAGTAATTTACGACTTTGAGCACGAATATAAATATTAAAATATTTATTCAGCAAAAAACGTTGCACGAGTTTCATTTTTCATAAAATTATATATTATTTCTTATATATGTATGTATGTATGTATGATGCAAAGTTTATGAAATTTATAACTCTTCGAAAGAATTTAAATACATATATATTTATATATATTTTTTTCGTAAAATCGTAATAAATTATTGACATGCACTTTTTTATTATATAAAACTGCATTTTTATGTTGTCGCTAGTATTTTGTGTGTGTTAAACTTTTATTAGCGAAATTATTCGTGTGTTTACTCTATTCCAGGAGGTAAATTATGGAAGACGAAATCAAAAAAGAAATTTTGGAAGGCGAAGAAAATAAGGATGAAGAGGGTGCTCCGACAGAACCCGCTGAAAACAGTAACGAAAGTTTAGTTACTGATTCTCCTGCTGACGATACTTCCGCGTTAGAAAATTCAGAAAATCCAGAAACTGAAAATGAAATCGTTAATGATTTCCACGTTGATGCCGTTAAGGATGTGGTTACTCCTCCAATGGCTGAAAACGAACCGATTGGGGAAAATAAAAGTTCCGAATCAGTTCCGTCAGAAAACGATTTAGTTGAAGAGAATGGAGCTGTTGACACATCTATTAAGACTTTCACGCAAGAGGATGTGGATAAACTCGTCGGTGATACTCGTGTCAGAACACGTGAGAAAACATTCCGTTACATTTACGACCGTTACGGTGTGAAAAATGAAGAAGAGTTAGATGGCTTAATTGCTAATGCACAACGCTATGATACTCAGAAGGAAATGTATGAATCAGATAAGGCTAATTGGGAAACTGAAAAGTCTGAATCCGATAAGCGTTTAAATGATATGAGTGAACAGATTGCGTTAATGCAGTCTGAAATCTCACCTGACCGTTACGAAGACGCGAAATTAATTCTTAAAGGTAAGGGTTTAGAAGTTAATTTAGAGAACATTTCTGCTGAATTAGCGACTCACCCGGAATGGAAGAAAGAAGAAGCTAAGGTTGAAGAACCTAAGGCTGCTCCTGAAAAACCAACGATGAGAATTAGAGCGTTAGGTAACGAACAGAGACCGGCGCCTGAGGTCAGTGAAGAAGAACAGGCACAGAAACTATTTAAAATGAAGTGGTAGTTTTATTGGTAATTTGAGGTACATGCACATGAACAATGATGAAATTCAAGCTTTGATGGCAAAACTTCAAGAAGCCGGCTTAAATCCTGAAGATATCGCTGATGGCGTTTTATGGCCATTATTCCGTGATGGAAAGATGTCTAAAGAAGACTTAGGCACTTTATGCAGCTCAATCGGATTAGAACTCGCTGAAGATTTTGATAAGGATGCTGGCGCTGGTGATGGTGCCGGAAACGTCACTGAATCAGAAGCCGAAGATTTAAAAGAAATTAAACCAGGCGAATCTAAAGAAGAGTTTAAAGAAAAGGTTGAAGAAGCTAAAGAAGAAAATAAGGCTGATGGCGCTCCCGAAGATAAAGTCGAGGAAAAAACTGAGGAAGAAAAATCCGAAGAAGATAAATCTGAAGACGAAGAATGGGACGACGTGAAGAAAAACATCTTCAAGCTCTAAAATTAAAAAACAGAAGCCATATAGAGTAATAGATTTTCTTTCTTATAAAAAACAATAATTTATATTAGAAAGGAAAAAATATTATGGCAGGTAATGCTATTGCTCTTATTCAAAAATATGCGACAAAAGCTTGGGATGAAGTGTATGTTGCTGAAGCTCGCTGCGCTATCTTAGACGGCGAAAAAGATTTCTTAAAATTCACCGGTACAAAGACTGTTAAAGTCGCTAAATTCATGGGTGCTGGTTTAAAAGACTATGGTCGTGCTAACGTTCCAGTTTCTGGTAACTTCGGTGGTGACGGCCATGGTACAGGTGATGCCGTTGGTACAGGTTACGGTTATCCACAAGGCGACATCGCATTAGTGTGGGAAGAATTCACTCTTAAAGTCGACCGTGCGATTCAATTAAGAATTGAATTAATGGACGATGAAGAAACAGATGGTCTCGCCGTTGCGATGGCTCTTAAAGAAACAAATAGAGTCAACGTCGTTCCAGAAGTTGACGCTTATGTCTTCTCCAAATTAGCCGAATACGCCGGTGCGGTTAACACCACAAACATTGCTGACCCAGTTGCTGGACAACTCGGTTACACAGTCAATGGTCCAATTTATCACTTAAATCTCGCTTTCGAAACACTCGAAAACAATGAAGTTCCAGCTGAAAGACAAGTTATCTTCTGCTCCACTTCCTTCAGAAACAAATTAAGAAATACCAATGAATTAATCCGTCAAATCGACGCTTCCGAATTCAAAGGTAACATCAGTTTCAAAATCGAAGAATACGAAGGCCGTAAATTAATCACTGTTCCAAACAGCCGTTTCAGAACAATGGTTGAATTACTCAACACTGGCAACGGTGGTTACAGATGGGGTGCCGGTTCTCAACAAATCGACTTCATCGTTTGCGACCCAAGCAAAGTTGCTCACGTTGTTAAATACGAACACGTTAAAACATTTGGCCCAGGCGTTGTCCAAGACTTCGATGGTTACAAAGTTAACGTCCGTATCTATCACGACTTATTCGTGTTAGACAACAAGAGAGTTGGCGTTTATGTCCACACATCTGATGTTGCTGCTGTCGAACCAGACCTCAACTTCGCGTTCGATGCTGCTAACAACATGATTTCTGGCACATGGATTGCTCCATTACGTCCAGGCATCTTAGTTACCGAACTCTACGCGATTGCTTCTGCAAGCGTTCCAGCAGTTGGTTCTGATGTTGCTGATGCATCTGGTGCAATTAAGATTACTCCATATGCCAACTTAGCAGTCGCAGGCTTAAGCGCCAATACCGCTTACAAGCTCTTCGGTGCTCATGATGATAAGGTCACAATCGTGTCCAGTAAGGCATTCACAACTCCAGCCGCTTAGTTGATAGAAAAGTTGGTAATTAAAAAATAAAAATTAGGTCTTGCTTCGGCAAGGCCTTTTTGTTACAATAATTGAGCCGCAAGATGAAATAGGCTTACGAGCTGGGGTTAGGTAATTCAGCATAAGGCCTCTCGTCCCAGCGGCTGAACTGCAAAGCAGATGGCAGTATAAACATGCAAGGCCTGGGGTTATCCCGCGCGGCGTCCAATGAAGACGTTAAACTCGATATTTGGTCCATTGATAAAAAGGTGGCCGTAGATTCCTACTAAGCTGATATACTTTCAGTGGTGTTGTGCACAATACCGTAGGGCGCCTTAAGTGCTAGGTGAAATTAGCACTTTTTTATTATTGATAATAATACTGTTTTCGATTAAAATTAATTTGAATAAGCGATAGAGGACACAATTAAAGAGGACACAATTATGGCAAAATATACTCCTAATAAAAACAAGAAAAGTATTACTAAGAAAAATGATAATGTGAAGAAAATTCAAGAAACCGAAGGTGGAAACTTTGGTAATTATAAAGAAAGTACTGGTGGTGGCACTCCTTTTGAAAAAGGTAATTCTAATACTAGGACTACTCGTGAAAATGGCAAAAAAAGAGAGGCTCAAAATCCAACAACCAACCAACCGAGAACAAATGATGGCAAGTTTACATACAAGTCAGTAAACGGCAAATCTATTGACCCGAAATATGGTCCCTCCCGTGGTAAAACAGTGAATCCACTTCTAACCGGTGGTGAAAATGGTATTGAAATCTCAGACGTTGAGAAACAATTTGGTGGTCAGTCTGGTTCTTATTGGGATAAGTATAAAGATAAATGGTATCAAAAAGGTGGTAAAGTGGTCACGCAAGGACTTTCTACAAAAGTCTCCGCCGAAACCATTTGGAATATGGCTAAAAGAAGATATGACACTGTTAAAGGTGAATTTTTGGGTGAATCTGAAAGTTGGTCCACTAAAACTGGTAAAAAATCTGCCGCTGAACAAGCCGCTGTTGAAAAAGCTAAAGCCACTGGTGAACAACAATACGCTATTGATGCCAGCACAGGTGCGATTGAAACTAAGGGCGGTTTGAAGAAAGCTATGAAAGACTTCGCTGAAAAGAAGAAAGCTCCTGTTGTGGAAGAACCAAAAGTCGCCGAACCTGCCGCTGAAGCGCCTGTTGAAGCACCAAAGGAAAATCCAGAGGATAAAAAACCTTGGGGCTCTGGCAAATACAACATTGGCCAAAAGAATAAAGCAATTTCAGTCATTAAAGAAATGCTTGGCGATGAATATGATGCCGAAATCTGGGAAGATGAAGGCAGTCTTGAGGAATTCATCGAACAAAATCCAACAATTTTGGATTAATAAGGAGAAGAGAGTGTTGAAAGACACTCTTTTTTTGTTATAAAATAATTTTGTATGGAAGAAAAAGAAGTTATTACCGTAGAAAATGAAGGTGGAAAGGGTAATCCTAACCACAAACCTGCCGGTTCTCCTGATGGCGGCCAATTTACTAGCAAAAATGAAGCCGAAGGTGGATTTTTAGGCGTTGAAAAAGACGAAAAATACGATGACGAAATGGGAGTTATCGAAATTAAAGAAGAAAAAGAGCTAAATCCATTAAAATCAGCAATGCTACAGTTTGCCGGTAAGAAAAAAGAGGCTTTAAGTCAGCAAGCTCGTGATTATATGGCTTCGATTGCCAGCCATTTAAAAGAAGAACAGATAAATTACATTGAAAATTTAAGTCGTGAAGATAGAATCACACTTTTAAGCAACAATAAAATTGCTGGATATGACCCGATTAAATTAAAATTTGCTTCTGACGACCAGTTAAAAGCTCTTTTATATGCAGAAATGATTCAAAATGCTCCAAAGAGCATAGAACAACAAAAAATTCTCTTAGATAAAGCCAAAGAAGACCTAAATAGTCAAAAAAAAGAAGAATTGGCACAAAGCGATGCTGAAATAGTTACTGGTATTTGGAAATACATAAATCCAAAGCCATCTCAATACACAGAATTAAAAAATAGCGGTTCTTATGACGCAAAAGTCGAATATTTTCAAAAAATATTAGATAATCCTGATGCTTTGATTGCTGAAAAGGCGAAAGCAACCCAAAATATGGCTAAATTAAAGAAATTTGCCAAAGATGGGGAGGCTTACGAGCAGTTAAAAAGCGAAATTGACGCGAAATATGTCGATAAATTCGAAGAAATTGAGCAAAAATACTCCGAATTAAGTGGAAAATTGTCCGCATTTTACGATGAAAATGGGCAAAAAACCGATTTAGTCAAGAGTGCTGATGCGTACTGTGATAAGTTTAAAGACATAAATTCTGCATATTCAAAAGCTAGAAAAGATAAAGCAGTATGGATTAATCAAAAATGGATGAAAGAACATCCTGAATTTGATGACGGAACTGTTTATGGAACAGCTATAAAATATTTTGGCCCCAAATTTGAAAAGATGTGGAATAATATGACCACTGCCGAACGTAACCAATTGATTGATTATACTGGTGGTGGCTTTAGTAAATACAATAAACCACTGAGGGGATTGGCCCATTCCGGTTGGTCTGGGTTCGGTTTCTCTACTGCGATTACCAATCTCACAAATGCGATTGATAAATGCACATGGGAGGAAGATATTTGGGTTCAAAGAGGTATTTCTGACGCAAATATGTTTAAATTGCCTGGTAGCAATAAGCTAAGGTCGTTATTTAGTATGACTCCTAGCGAATTGCAATCGTTAGTTGGTAATTCATTTAAAGAAAATGGTTTCTATAGTGCAGGCGCAGGAAAAGGAACTGGCTTCTCTCACGGTAACGTTATATTAAATACATATTGTCCAAAGGGAACTAAGATGGCATACATGAATACTAAAGGCCATTATGCATACGGTAGTGAAAATGAGATGATTCTTCAACGTGGTTATTCATATAGAATCACCAAAGTTGAGAAAAAAGGTAGCAAATTCTATATCGACTGTGAAGTTATCTTAGGTTCTGATAGTGATAAAATTACTGATGTTGATGAATTAGAAAAAATCGGTAAAAAGCATTTAGGATAGGAGTAAATATATGGATGAAGATAAGGTAATTTTAAACATACCTGACCCAAAAACCATTCCTTGCTTAACTTGTAAACATGGAATGATAAATTTCTTAGCGGAATATTGCGCTAAGTATGAGTTGAAGCCAAGTAAGGTCTATTTTGAAAATCAAGAGTGTGAAAAATACGAACCTATACAATAAAAATTTCAAGAGTCACAAAAAAACTCTTGACTTTTTTATATATATAGTTTAATATATAGTGTCGATAAAAGGAGGAATAAAATGTTAGGAGCAATTATCGGAGATATTGTAGGTTCAATTTATGAATTTGATAACCATCGTTGGAAAGCTTTTGAATTATTTAGTAAAAAGATGTTTTTTACTGATGACACAGTAATGACGTGCGCTGTTGCAAAATCATTATTAGATAGCAGGGGTGCTAATATTATTAAATGTTTAAAAGATTATGGTTACGCGTACCCACACAAAGGATATGGCGGTAGTTTTCGCACATGGCTTTTCGGTGGTAAAAGCGAACCTTATTATAGTTTTGGTAATGGCTCTGCAATGAGAGTTTCTCCAGTTGCATGGTTTGCAAAATCTGAAGAAGAAGTAAAGATTTTAAGCAAACGTGTAACAGAAGTGACACACGACCATCCAGAAGGCTTGAAAGGTGCCGAGGTCACAGCGATGTGCATTTTTAAAGCACTTGAAGGTGGTGGCGATTTATCGGTTAAAGAAAAAATTAGAGAATATGCCGAAAAAGAATATCCTGAAATTAAGAAAATGAACTATGCTGATTTAGTTAGAAATTATAAATTTAATGAGACTTGTCAAAATACGGTTCCGCAAGCTATCTACTGTTTTTTAATCAGCAAGAATTTTGAAGATTGCATTAGAACATCAGTTTCTATTGGTGGCGATACAGATACTTTGTGTGCAATATCTTGTGCAATAGCAGAGGCATATTACGGTATTCCAAAGCAATTTAAAAAAGAGATTTTAAAATACTTTAATGCTGCCGATAAAAAAAAGTTATTAGAACCTTTGAACGAAATATATAAAGAATATGGATTAAATAATTATATTCCTTTATAATAAAAATGATTTAAAGCGAGGATTTTAATATGAAAAAAGTTTTTGTTAGCATTCCGTTAAAAGGTAGAAGTAAGGAAGAGATTCAAGATTCTTTAGATAAGATTAAGAGTGCCGTTGAAGGTTTATTAGATTCAGATGTCGAATTATTACACCAAGACGTTAAAGATTTGCCAGATTTTGAAGGTGAAAGTGGTGCCGAAGAAAATCTTGAATTTTTAGGCAAAGATATCCAATTAATGGCTGATGCCGATTATTTTGCTACCATTGATGATAACTGGGATTATAGACATTGCCGTTTAGAAGAAGATATTTTCAGATATTATAAGAACGCCGGGAAGTCTTGGGAAGAGAATAAAGACAATATGTTAAGATTCTCTTTGAACATCATTGCTCCTGATATTGCTAAAAAAGAAAGAGAGGAAGCAAAGAAACTCTTTAAGATGGAATTTGGTGATGAATATATAGACGAAGCTCGCGAGGAAAAGGATTAATGATTGAAATAAAAGAAACCAAGAATTGTGACAGCAGGGTTGTAAAAGACCCAGAGCAACTCACAGAAGAGGCCGTTGAAGAAGATACCCGTTATCACATTGAAGCCGTAGAAAAATGTGGCGATTTCATTTGTGATAAAATCAAAGAGCAGTTCAAAGAACACGACCATACAAAATTAGGCAAAGACTTGCCGGATTTTATAAAGGCTATGAAAGCTCATTTAAGTGGCAAAAAGTTCAAGGACCAACCTTGGTGGAAAACGCATCTTACAGAACGTCATCACTTAAATGATAGAGTTCCGGACGATGTTAATCTAATTGACGTCCTAGAAATGATTTGTGACTGTGTTAGTGCAGGTTTGGCAAGAAGCGGAGAAGTTTACGATTTGAAAATTTCAGACGAAGTTCTTAAAAAAGCATTTGATAATACTGCAAAAATGCTGATGGATAATATTAAAGTTGTTAAACCAGAGGATGCCGAAAAAGATGAAGCATCTAAATTATTTAAAATGGATTTAAAGGAGGATTAATTATGTTTAATAATGGTAATAATGGTGGTGGAAACCCTAATCATGCTGCTGATGGAAAATTTACTAGTGGCGCTAATCAAGCCGGAAACGGTGGCAATAAAGTAGAACCAAAAGCTAAATATGAAGACCAGATAAAAGAAAAACTCGGTATCAAAAATGATGCAAATCCTTCTTATGAAGAAAAAATGCAAAGTGCTTTTGGTATGAAAAATCCTCAACCGATGGAAAAACCTAAGAAAAAATGGACCATCGGAACAAATAATGGTCAATTATTAGGTGGCGAAGAAATCATTGAAGCGGATACCGAAGAAGAAGCTTTTAAAATTGCCGAAGATAGATATCCTGGCTATGCTGATGAATTAAGCGTGAACCCAGTTGAAGACAATAATGCTGGCATGCCTGAAAATGATAAGTTTAGCAAAGCTAAAAACCAATTAGACCAATATGGCGAAGCCATTGTTGGCGAAGAAGGTGATAGAGTTTTCTCTGTTTCAACTGATGGTGAAAAATTCTATGGATTTAGTTATAGAACCAATTATAACGGTCCAATCGAAGGCACAGAAGAAGAGTATGACGATGGTTATAATTCTTTAGAAGAAGCCGTCGCTGCGATGGAAAAAGATGGCTATCCTATTTATGATGAATTTAAAGGTGAAAAAGCGAAAGATTCTAAATTCATTGTGAATAAAAGAAATCCTGATTATAGGCATACCGTTTCCGCCGATAAGTCTGTCAGCGATGAAGAATGGGATACCTATGAAAGCGAAGATGAATGGAGAAAAGCCAATCCTGATTATAAAGACCAATGGGAAGAAGATGATTATTCTCAAAAAATCCAATCTCAAATGGGTATAAGCAATCCAGAGCCACCAGAAGAAAATGAAAAGCAAAAATTATGGAATTCTTTTAGCGAAGAAATGAAGTCTTCATATAACAACGATTTTGAAAAATTTTCAAAAGAATATGACGAAGTAAAAGAAGCTCCTAAAAAAGATTTAGAAGAAAAAAATAAACATAGACAAAATCTTTTGTCAATCAAAAACGCTAAAAGTATGAGCGAATTAAATGCCTTAAAAGATTCGTTGCTTACTAAAAAACTAAATGGTGAAATTAACGATGAACAATGGAATCAAATTGCCACTGCTTATTCTAACGCCAAAGATATCTTAGGAGGCAATTAATTATGTCCAGATACATTCCGTATGACAAAATAGCAAAACTCCGTGAAGCTGCTCGTAACGGTGACGAAACAGCCAAGCGTATTCTCATGGCTCAGCTCGACGATGAGGCTGATTTTTCTAAAGATTTAGATGATTATTTTAAGCCTCAAGAAGAAGAGATAGAAGAAGCAGCTGAAAAACCACAAGAATCAGTTAAGCAAGAAGAAACTCAAAACATTCAAAACGAAAATTCTGGCGTTCCTGCTTTAACTGGTCAAGTTCCAGAAAACGAAATCTCAAACTCACTAATGTCATTAATATCCGCGTGTGATAAAAAAACATTAGAACTCGCTAACGATTCAGATATTAGTGATGCCACTAAAAGAGGTTCACTTGCCATTCTTCAAGAAATTAAACAATCATGTTTAGACAACTTAGAAAAGTTTGGTAAATTAATGTCTTCAATTTCTAAAAAAACTGTTGAAGAAGAATAAGAATTAAAATAAAATAATTGTGTAGAAAGAAAACTTTTCTCTCTATATGGCTCTGCAAAAAATGGAACGATATCAACCGTTCTATTTTTTTATATTTTATTTATCATAAAAATATACTAAAATTAAGAAAGAGGGCACAAATTATGTTAAAAGTTGGTTTAGAAATAAAAAATGGGTCCAAAATTTTCAAGCCGAAGAAAGGTGATGTTGTCATCTTTGACGGCAAAGAATGGTATGTGACCACAAAAGATGATATTTTTAAAGAATATCAAGACAAAGTTGATGCTAAATTGGCTGAAGTCAACATTAAAGTTGCTGAAATGGAGCAATACAAAAAAGATACTTCGGCTCAAATTGCTGAAATGGCTGCAGTTATTAAACAATTCGTTGAATTGAAAGGGGATAAATAATATGAAAAAAAGATTTGGTTTAGTTTTAGGTGTGCTATGCACTGCATTTGCGATTGGCATGTGTGCAATTAAGGCGCCTACAATGTTAATCGCTGAAGGTGAGGAAAGCACAGAAGTAACTTTTGCTGAAAAAGTCTACACATATGAAGACGAAAACGGCACAATGGTGTTAACTCTTACAAGTGAAACAGAATTTAGCCTTGTGATGACACCAGTTGAAGGTGAAGGCATTTTAGGAACTGGCACATATACAAGAGATGGTGACGTTATTACGTTAGTCACAGAAAACGGAGAAATGAAAGTTTCTGTTAACGATGAAACCATGACTTTTGCTGAATATGAAGAAGTGTTTGAATGTTCTGTGGTTTTAGGAAAATATGACCATGGTGAGATTAGTGTTGACGCTTTAAAAGGTCATGTAGGAGACGTTGTTGAAATCACCGCCAAACATGATTTCTTATACTTAGTTGATTATGTTGCCGTAAATGGTGTTAATTTAATTGAAGACGAAGACATCAGTGGACTTTATAGATTTACTTTAGTTGAAGGCGAAAATATTATCACTGCAAAATTTATTGTTGATTCTGAACTTCTTGGTGAAATGTCTATTATTTACGAACAAGCCATGAACAAAGACTGGACCAATTTATTTAGTTTAGAGAATGTTGTCAGAATTGTCTCCTTCTTATTAAACGGTGGCTTGTTATTAGCGATGGTCCGTTATTTCATCAAAGATAAGAGAATTGAAAAGAACGTTGAGAATAGTGTTAAGAGCACTTGTGAAAAAATCGTGCCAGAAACAACCAAAAACGCTGTTGTTGAAAGTGTAAAAGAAGTATGTGCTCCAATGTTTGCCGAAACAACTGGTAATCAGCAAGAAATCGTTAGAGTTGTTGGTGTTTTAGTAAAATGCATTGCTTTAATGGTTGAAGATACACCAGATTCAAGAAGAGCCATTCTTGCCGAACTTTCTAACTTAAATATCGGTGATATGAAAGTCATTGAAGATGCCAAAAAAGTTATTGAAGAATTCTTTGCTAGCAAAATGTCTGAAATGCAAGACACAATGAATAAATTAGATAAAGTTATTGAAAAAAATAAAGAAATCGCAAACAAAACAGTTGAAGCGGCAAAAGACGAAAGAGATAACGAAAGAGACAATTTGCCACCATTAGCGAGTGCTGATGATGGAACTCAAATTTAATATAGTTTTCTAGGAGGGTCAAATGAACAAGCGAAACAGAACGTTAGTTATTTGTGGTATTGTATGGGCGGTCATTGCTATCGTTATCACAATCGTTGGCTTTGTATTATCCGGAGCTGACATACTTGCATGGTTTTCGTCCAAATGGGCCATGTATTTATATGTATTCTTAGGTGTTTACCTTTTGGTACTCATTATAGGGTTTATTATTCCAGCAATAAAAGATAGGATGTAAAATATGAAAAATTTTAAGACAGAAGCAGAAAAAATTAAAAAAGGAATTAACAAAAAAGTATTGTTAGGGATGTTTTCCATCCTTATGTGCTTAGGTTTGATTGTTGTGTCCTCATTTGTGCCATTTCTTATCGACCCAAGACAATGGCAAACCAAACAATTTTTAACTGATGAACTAATTATTTGTGCCATCGTTATAATTTCAATGGTTTCAGTTATGTTTATTGGTCAAGCCAGTAATGCACAAAACGCGAATAGTCGAGTGGCAAAAGCTAGAGTTGATTTTTTTGAATCAGTTAAGCAAGTAATTGCAAAAGGTGTTAGTGCTTTTAGACAATGGATTAGAAAATCAATGCAGCCAGAAGATATCCAAACAATCAAAGAAAGAAGATTAAGACACATTGGTATTGACGACACTTTAATTTTAGAATTAGATAATCAACAACTTTTCGAACTAACGAAAGCGGCACAAAGATATCCAATTGAAAATGCCACAGAAGAAAGTGATAGAAAAGGTCGTTATTTTAAAAGAATTAGTGAAGAACAATACAAAAACATTGTTAAAATCAAAGAAGCTGGTTTCCACATCAAATTTGTCGAGCCAGAATATTATTTATCAGTCAAAAACTTAACTGACACTAGAACAGTTTCTGAACGTGCTGTTAACGAAGGAAGAAAAAAGAGATTCTTCTTATCTTCTAGCATTATTAGCAAATTAGCTATGACATTAGTATCAGCAATGATATTTGCTTCGTTAGTTAGGGATTTATCTGCATCAGTTGACCAGGCTGCTGCTTGGGCAAAATTCTTGTCTCGTGTTTGGGCAATGTTGTCTAGTTCATTTATGGGCTTTATTGTAGGTGTTCAAATGAACGATATCGATGCCGAATATATCGAAATGAGAGTTCAAGTTCACACAAGATATTTGCAAGATTCTGATTTCAAACCTTTAAGTCAGCAAGAAGAAGCCAAACAAGAATTTATTGAAAGAGTCAAAGAAGAACAAGTGTTAAAATTAGATAATAAAAGTAATCAAATCGAAATGAAATCTTAACTAGGAGGGCATAATTATGGCAGATGAAAAAGAAAAAAACGAAAATGTCGAAGAGGAAAAGAAAAGCAGTTTGTCGGAATGGTTAGAAAACCACCCAAAAACGGTGTTTTGGTCACGTTTTGTTCTTTGGACTATATCTGCTTGTATTCTTCCCTTTTCGTTCATTGTGTGGCGTTTTAAGCTATTTCACAAAATATCACAAATACAAGTTGGCGGATTTGGAATTATTGCTATTGTGATAGTTGCTTTTTTTGCTTTAACTATTATCAAATATGTAAAATTAGCTTTAAGCGCCAAGTATTCTTTAATTGGGCAAGTTTTAAGTGGTTTTTGCAAAGTGATTATTCCTTTAGTCGCTGCTCTTTTGATTTTAAATAGTGTCAAAGAAAACGTTAGTGCCCTAATCCAAGCGTTAGGTTGTGTGACAATTTGCGAAGCAATAGCAATTCCAATCAATCCGCTTCCAAAATGGGCGTACGAAGCACAAAAGAATGTTCGTGTGGAAGAAAGAAAAGAAACCATGGATTATGTTTTAGATGGCTTCTTTAAAAGAAAGAAAGAGGCCGAAAGTGGTGGTAAATAATGAAACCTGGCGAAAACGAACTCAGAAAATTAGCAGAGATTATTATTCGTAAGTTAAAAGAAGAGTTTGCTATAAAGCATCTCAGTGGTAATTTAGTGAACACAATTACTATTGAAATGGCTGGTGATGAAATTAACATTCGTATACCAGCACAAACATATAATATGTTAAAATATCTAGAGAAGGGGGTTGTCATCCATACTAGCCACGGAAGTTATGCTTCTAAATTAGACGAGGAAGGCAGCTCATTTATGGTATATCCGGAAGGTTCTAGAAAAGGTTCGCATCGTGTCAGCCCAAGAAACCACATCGGATATATAGATAGAATTATCAACAGTTCTATTCAGGAATGGAAAGGATTGGTTGGTGGAGAAGTGAAAGTAGAGGGATAGGTTATGGGCCCAGAATTAGCGCAAGGTATCGTTGGCATAGCAAAGGCGGTAAAAGCAGGAAATGCCATTAAAGGTACTATTAAAAACGTAACAGGAAATTTAAAAAAATGGTATAAGCCTTCTAAGCCAAAGAAGACACGCTTTAAAAAAGCGGGTACAAGCAAAACTGCTTCTAAAAATCCAGCTCCAGCACCAACTGCTCCAAAAATGTAAGGTGAGTTATGGCAGAAGCTAAGATTGTTATAAATTACGAACAAATTATCAGAGCGCTTGGAGCCGAACTTCAAGATGTTTATTTTGCTTTGGCCGCTTTAGACCAAACTGTCGAAGACAATAAAGCCATTATAAATCAAATACAAAATATTAAAGCAATTGAAATTGCTGATGAACAAAATTTTGTCCGCAAAGACAGAGAAAAAAAGCTTCTTAAAGGCACGCTCTACGTTGTGGTTAAATTTTCTCCTGGCGCCACTAATTTTGGTTCATCTGTTTCTCCTATTTCCTTAATGTGTGTAGGTACAGCAAACCAAGTAAAGCCGGCTCAAATTCTTTTAGGTGTTTTTGCTAGCACATGGACTGCAAAGAACCTTTGCCAAGAAATGGTTGACGGTAATGGGAATGATATTGAAATAAGCGACGCTTTGCAAGTTTGGAATACTCCAGAAGTTATCACTAATTTTAATGAAGTTGATGCCGATTTTAAAAACTTATTTAGATTAACTGGAAATATTGTTGTCGGCCAATCTGCTGTCAGAATGGGGAAGCTTACTTACTATTGGAACGAAGTGGTGAATGGCCAAACCGTTGAAAAATCAGAAGTTGTCAATGTCATGTCGTTCCAAGATGGCTATCGTGCTAGTTTAGACAGCCAACCTTTTGGCAATACCAATGGTTTTGCCCAAAGCGAAGTCAATTTTTCTACTTATACTTTTACTATTTCCACTTATTTATTAACTGGACAATTAGCAGCAGATATGTTAGCTGTTAGAGGCTTTAGATATAGACCAGATAATATTTACAATAATTCAACAAGCAAATTTGATGCCAATGATAAAGTAAAAATTAAATTAGAGTTTAATAATGGTTACACAAACGCTCCGGGTTATGATGGCCCCGATACTCCAGAAGCTACTTCAGACGACGACCCTGTAAAAGGCGACGATTTCTATATGTTTTATAAAGTTGTGGATTCACAAATCGGTCAAGAATTGGCCGGAATACCGAATCTAACAATAACATTCACGAGGTAATTATTATGGCAGACAATCGTTCTATAGTTATTACGCTTAAATTGCAAAATGATACAGGTGACGAAACTGATGTAAGCAATCAAACTAGCACCAAAAATACCGAAAGCAAAAGTGACAAAAATAGTAAGGCAAAAGCCGCATACCAAGCAATGGCTATTCAGGCGACATCTATTGCCACAAACGAAGTTATTGCTTGGGCAGATTATTATTGGAATAAAGAATTGACACTTACTGATGATTATATTGGCCAAAGAAACAAAAATATTGCTATGTCTCAAATAAATAAGGGGATAGGTGCTTTAAACACAATAGGGAATTTTGCTGTGTATGGCGCCGCTGCCGGTCCCGTGGGCGCTGTTATTGGTGCTGTCGTTGGCACTGCTGTAGCAGCAGCAGGTATTGCGCGAAGCAACATTCAAGGCAAAGAACAACAAGATATTCAAATCAGACAAATGAATGCTCAACTTGATTTTACCCGTTCTAGAGCAGGTTGGTCAACACAAGCAGCAAGTATAGGAGAAGATTTATGACACACAACATAGTTGCGCAATTTTCTTGTAGTTTGGACGAACATGGCAAATTCAAAGAATATAGAGTTGTTGCTGGTTCTGTTTTTAACGAGGAATATAACGAAACATTAGATAGTGCTACTATTGTTTTGAGTCAAATTTTCAAAGAAGATAGGCTATCAAATATAAAGCCTTATGATTATGTCCGTGTGTTTGACAAAGCTTCTGAATATAATGCAGAAACAGACACATATGCTTTTGATAAGATATATTTGGTAGACAATTTTGACGAAAAAGAAAACAATATTAAAGAGCATGTTTTTGGTTATACAATCAATTTAATGAGTGAAACTAAATTGTTGGAAAAAATACAATGCCCTAACTTAACAATTACTCACGAAGTTGAAAACGGTGTAGTTAAAAAGAAAACAATTTTTGAGTATATAAAGAGATATATGGAGTTATATGTCCCAAAAATAAAATTTAGCAGTGATGGAGAAAATTGGAGCTATGAACCATTAATTAAAATAGACGGTTATGAAGAAGATGATTCGTATCACGAAGCATCAATTATCATCAATTATACTGATAGCAATTTTGAATATTTCAGTGGTCATGGAACTTCTTATTACCAATTTAGTTGCGAATCTGACCAATTACCAAATAATGTAGATTACGATAGCGTAATAATGCTAAATGTCGTGGCGAATGATGATGATGTTGGCTGGACTTCCGATTTTTCAGGCGATTTTATTCCCGGTGATGGAGTTTTTAGAATCAATGCTTATTCCAGCAATTTATATTACGGTTCTTTAACTGTTACTTACAAATATAAAAGATTAACTGAAAGCGGTTATTTTTATGAACGTTTCAACGTCCCTTGCGCCGATATGGCTTTTACAGCACCAACATTAAGACAATTATTAACCATATTAATGCAACAAGTCGGTTGCATTCCTGTTGTTAGAAATAGAAAACTGACATTTTTAGATTTTCAATTAGAAGCCAAAGATTTTGGAAATGGCGATTATAGTATAAACAATACTGTCAATTACATTAGAAGAAGTTTGTCTAGCGATAGTTTTGTCAATTCACTAGTAAATATATCCGAACAAGTTTTAGATAGTGGGAACGAAGTAATTTGTGAAACATTAGGCTTTAGAGATAGAAACAGTTTGCTTTTAAAGCAAGAAGAGAACCTTGCATTAGAAACAAGTTTGCCTATTTTTAAAGTCAACAAATGCATTTTGCACGCTCCGGGCTCATTAGATGGCTTTTTAAGTTCAAGTATGGGATGTGTTTTGCTTGACACGGCACCATCTACATCTTGGCCATGTATTTATTACAAAGAAGTTTTTATCAGCAACGGTAACGCAACTATAAAATTTTTCATTGATGCAGCAGTTAACGGCGTTGATGTTGATGTTAATATTGACCAAATTTATTTTTTGTCTAGAAGTTTAGACAACAAGTATTCGATTGCCGATGTTAAAGAAGTCGATTCTTTTGTTTTGAATTACAGTACAACAACAGCGGATTCCACAAATTATAGAATGAATGGTACTTTAGGAGTTATAAACGGAAGAAGCAAAACCTTATCTTTCAGTGGGTTACCAACCAACAGCGTTGGTTGCATGCTTTCTGGAACATTTAAAAAGAGAGATGGAACAGAAGAGATAAGAGAATTTACTTTTATACGTTTTGCCAACGATGACACGCAGGTTACGTATCATGGTTTGCCTAGAGGCGCAAACTATTGGTTTTCAAATACAGATTGGTCATCTGAAACAAATTATATGAATTGCTTTATTGCCAGATATAATTTGCAAAGTATAGTTTCTTTTCAAACATGGGATATTTCCAAATTAGTTGTTGAAAATAGTGTTAGACAACTTTTGGAAAGAGATTTTGCCAAAATGGAACAAGACATACCAGATAATAATTTAAGTACTTGGACAATAGATAATCTTTCAAAATATGTATATGGTACAGTTGGCTATTCTATAGGTTCTAATAAAATTTCTGGTTTTTCTGATGTTTATGTAACTGGTGAACCCGGATTAAGTTGGATTACAAAAAACAAAACTTATTTAGAAAATATGGTTAAAGTTTTAGAAAAAGGTGGCACTTTTCTTAATTTTAGTGCTTTAAATGAATACTTTGAAGGCATCAGTGATATGCGATTGAACTACTACAAAGGCAATGACCAAGATGCTGTTCTAAATTACGAAATAAGAAATTTGATTAACTACGATTTTCGCTATTATAATCCTATAGGGCCTTCGTTTGATAGTTCCGGTGCTTCATTTTTTACTTCTTTCTTTGTTGACCTTTATTATCAACCATTAAATTCTTTTAACTTGTCATATGTAAAGTCTCAAGAAGAATTAGACTATCCTTTAGAACAATACGATGGGAACGCAAGTGGGCTCACTGATTTTGACCGCTTGTCAATTCATGAGCAAGAACAGGTTGATAGGGTGGGTAATGAAACGCTTTCCATTTCTCAAAGAACTATTAACTTTGGAGACATTCAAAATTTTGAAAATGGACCACTTATTTTTAAAGATGACACAAACAGAAATGGTGCCATAGATAGCGATGACAATGGCATAAAATATATTATCTTCAAACGTTCATTTAGTGTTGGCAATAATTGTTTCAATGCGAGTTATACTGGTTCAAAAGATGCTGTTTTAAAAAACTATTTTACTAGCATAAGAACAAAGTATCGTGCCTATCAATACGTGGATTATTCTCAATCAGTTTTGAGAAAAGAAAGAGACACATTATTTATCAGAATGGCAACGAATTATTTTGATGGCGACGATAAAATTTTCTTTGGCAATAAAACAAACGAAGAAAGCAGTGACTTGTCTTTCTTACAATATGTAATTTATGATGTTGATGGTTTATACAATCATTCAGAAAAAGATATACCAAAAAGAATATCTTACGAAATTGAACAAGACATTGCAAAAGTATCTAACGGTCTAAATGGCTACAGGCAAGAAACACAAACTGTCAAAAATAGTGTTTCTTGTTATTCAACAAACAATATGTTTGGTATTACTTACGAATATATAGATAATGTTGGTGCTGGACCATATCTAAATTATATTACGACAAATGAACATTTAGGTGGCATTCCACAGACATGGCAAATTTGGGGAGAAAATTATAGTTTAAAACATGATGTTTTGTTTACAAATTATATAGATTTTTATTCAAAAACAATTACGAGTTCAGGTGATGTTGACACTACTACTGAACAAATAAGAAAAATTGAAAAATCACCAGTTGTAGACCCTTTGTATAATTATGCACCTATTTTCTATGTGGCTGATAATAATAAGGATTATAGCAATTTAAAACGCACGTTCTACAAAGATTATGCTGAAAGAATCAACCACACAGTACAATTCATTTATTATGCTCCAAATAAGGATGTGCTGGTTAACGAAAATTTCATTTCGTGTGCTCCTGTATTGCAACGATATGATAATCCATTTAATTTAATTTTAGGCTGTGATAGAGATAGCAATTTCAATTTGAGCAACGTTCCTCACAGAACAGTTGCTGGCGAAAACCCTATTTCCGAAAGTAGTGGAGACGCTAGCTTTGCTAACGGGTATATTGAAGTTGTTAAAGATAGAGATATTAATCATCCTACTAAAATTAGAGTTTATTTCCATGGATACAAGGTTATAAAAATGGCGCATTATGATTCTGCAACTCAATTAACCACAGACATAGCGGCGTTCAAGTGCCCAAAAGAATTGCAAAATTCAAGTAATGCTATGGTTGAATATTTCTTTGCTATTAATGACACAAAAACAGATTATATATTATCTGAGAAGAATGGTATTCTTTATAGAAGATATAAAGCCAAAACTTACACAGAGCCAGATGCTGAATACAAAATCTTGACTTATATTCAAAATAGTGGCACTCAATATATCAATTTAGGTTTTGTCCCTGCTGCTGGTTATGATTTTGAATTAGATTACACTGATGTAACAGGTAGCGGTTCAAACTATGTAATGGGCTCTCGTGTTGGCACAGGAACAGTTTTCTTCGGTGTAACCGGTGAAGCAGCAACAAGAGCAATTACCGTTGCAAATACTGATTTGACAATCAATAATTATCGTCTCGCTAACAAAAGATATCATGTCAAAGCAATTTACAAAAACCCCGGAGAAGGCACAACGACACTTGAAAACTTAACTGATGGTGGGACATACACAGGACACCAAATTGCTGCTTTAAATAGTGCGATTGCCAGTGTATGTGTGTTCGCTTTACAAGCAAGTGATATTCATAGTGGCATGAGAGTTCATAGTTTAAAAATATGGAAAAACGGGGAATTGTTTAGAGATTTAATCCCTGCTAAAAACAAAAATAATGTTCTTGGATTATATGATTATGTAAATGATGTGTTTTATACCAATTCAGGTTCTGGCGACTTTATTTCAGGAGGCGAAACTGGTGGTATTGTTACAGACAATCCGTATCCAAGAAAAGTTGAAAATATCTATGATGAGGAGGAATGATTATGCCATTTGATTTCAATAATTCACGTGCCACATATAACGAGAAGTGTCGTTTCTGGCATCGTAACGAAAATGATGAGATAGACCCCGACGAACTCCGCATGAAGCGAGTGGCCGATGGTTCGTTTTTAGCAAAAGAAGTCGCTCCTTTGAGAACGCAAGACGTTCAAGTTGGTGGCGTGTTTATGTTCGAAAAAGATGCCATCACAATTAAATCACCAGATAATTTAACCGGTATTAAATCAGAAGATTTAGTAGAATTCCGTGGAGAAATGTGGAGAGTTATCGATGTTCAAATGTCGAAGTCGAGAAACCAAAATACTTTCTATGGAAAAGACTCCAAATGTTCACATTACTGGTATTTAGAACTTAGAAAATAAGGGAGGGACACAGTTATGATTCTTTATTTTAATAAGAACGGGCAATTGCTCGAAAAGTTAGAGTACGGTAGCGCTCCGCGTGCAGGAACAACAAAGTTCCAAATTTTCGCCTACTTTGCAGATTTGCAACCAAACGATGGCAATTATGATAATTATTCTGTGGCTATGATTCGTCTCAGAAGACCAGATTTAGAAGGTTCTGAATATCCAGATTTATTTATGACGACTTCTAGCATTACTTTTAATAGCAGTATAGAAACGTCTAAAAATAATACATTCCAAAACGGTACCACTTATTATGGCTTCGTGTTCGATTTTTCAAAGATTAAAAATATTCAAGAAGATGCTTTTATTAAATTGTTAGATATTTCCGGTATGTGGAGAGCCACTATCACTTTAATGAATAGAAATAGTGGTAATTATGTTACTGGTTTGGTGCAATTTAATGTTGAGGGCTCTGTGAATGATATAGACGAAGAACCACAACAATTAGAATATGAAGTAATTCAACAAAATATTGCAGATTTATTGCAAAGCTATGCATTAAAAACATGGGTTCAAAATAATTATGTTCCATATCAAGGAGCAACAAACGATGTCAATTTAGGTAATCACTCGTTGGCAGCAAATAGTGTTGACATTTACAATACTCACAACAATAATACAATATGGTGTGGTGGTTTTGGAAGCAGTTCTAATGGCAAACTTTACATTGAAAGTGAAAATGAAGTTGTATTAGATACACCACAGGTTACTATTGATGGCATTTTATCAGTTAGTGATAATTTATTAATTGGTGGTTATGAGGCTGCTACAAAAAATTATGTTGATACTAGCATTGCAAACATCGATGTAACTAGTTTACACTTAAATGCAGTGCCATATACTGGTGCAGAAAGAGACGTAAACTTAGGAACTCATTCATTATGGGCAACCACAGTGTTGGTTGATGGTAAAGATGTCGCTACAGAAGATTGGGTAACCAATAATTTTATTGGAAAAGGATGGGTGATTATTGAAGATGGTGGTTTAACTTATCAATATACTTCGCAAGAACTTGAAGATAGTTATTACTTGTCCATCAATGCTTATGGAATCACTGTTGGTCACAATATAGATGGCGATGAAACTCTCATTGAGTTGCCAATCACCAATCATGATGAAACGGTTGCTTATCATTCTTGGGTAGACAGTAATTTCTTGAAGCAAGGTGAAGATATTAATTTAGGTAATCATTATTTAAAAACTTCTTCATATATTAGTTTAGAAGGTTCTTTATATACCACACTCATCGATTCTCGTGGTATTAATATTACAGCAGAAAATTATGATTTTACTCTTGATTTCCCTGTATCAGAAAATCAAAGCGAAACAATCGCCACTCAAGAATGGGTCCAAAGTCAAGGATATGTGCCATACACAAATGCTACAAACGATGTTGTTTTAGGCGAACACAGAGTCGAGGCTAACGAATTAAGAATTACCGGAATGGCTACAAGTTCTCGCATTATTAGAGGCAATTTAAGTGGATGGACAGGTGCTACCGAAGATGATATGGTTATTGAAAATGGAGATGGCAATATATTCTTTGGTGCTGATGGTTATATAGGATATGCAGGTAGTAATTATAGTCATAGTTTTACTTATATTTATAGACATACAGTAACTATAAATAGTGCCGATAATCAAGGAGAAAAAGTCATCCTTATAATTTATGATAACAATTACAATGCTATTGACACAATCGAAGAATTAAGGGATAGAGTTTTTGATGGCGATTTTGGTAAGTTTATTTCACCTTGTGTCTATTCTGACCAAACACATACTTTTTCAATCCTTTATATGGTTGAGATTGATTATGGAACAAGTGACTCATATTTGAATTGTAATTTTGTTAATGACTTTACAAACTTCAAAATATCTACAGTAGAAGATGATGTAGTGGAGGAATTATAATTATGTTTTACTACAAAAAAGGCAATAGTTATTTGAAAGTTAGTAGCGAATTAAAAGGTGCAAGACTTGGAGATTGGGTGGCAATTACCGAAGAAGAATATAATCTCGCACATCCAAAAAAACAAGTCGATAAAAAGAAAAATCTTATCGCACACTTAAAACAAGAATTAGCAAAGACCGATTATCAATGCCTTAAATGGAGCGAAGGTTGGCTTACTGATGAAGAATATGCTCCAATCAAAGCACAAAGGCAACATCTCCGCGACCAAATCAATGCATTGGAGGAAGAAACAGCTTTATAGATGATGCAGCGGCGGTAATCATAATTACGTCACCTTCCAAATCGACGGTACCTCTGGAGTTTATACAGCTTATTTCGATGCTAGAAGCGCTTAATTTAATTTCATTTCCATTCTATACATACGCGCTTATTGATATTATAATAATTATAAAGGAGATACGCACCTATGAGCACAATTAACAGAAAACCTTTTATAAAGACATTATTAGAATCTTGCACAGATGATGAACTATCCGTTCTTTCATCGTTGCTCGATGGTAGTGGCGACCAAACCATCATTAAAAGAAGTGCTAATCCAGTCGCAAGCAGCAACGCCCCACATATTAGTGCAACTGACAAAGGTGTTAAATTATGCAATTTAACTATCAATTATACTAGCTGGCTCGGTTATCTCATTTATACGGATGATTATTGTGTTTTAATTTCATTTACAGATGCTCAAGTCTTAAAAATGTTTGATTTAACAGCAGATAAGACAATTCCGAATACAGTTGATGAAGAACTTAATATATTAGAACTTAGAAGCACCCTTTACGAAGTAAGCGGTGGTTCAGGTTCTAGTGGTGGAGGTTCTGGAGGAAGTGGAGCGAGCTCAACCGATGTCGTTCTTGATTTAAGTAATTTAACGGGAACCACCAATAGTTGGCAAGATTCTGGAAACTTCGGAGACGAAGGCGTGGAAATTTATACACCTTTGCTAAATTTATTTGAAATAGATAACGGAGAAGTAAAGCCAAAAAATTCAATTCCACCAACAATCACATTTATTCTTAAAAATTCTTCAGAAAATGTAAACCCAAGTGGCGGTGTTTTTGAACAAATAAATATGAAATTAGACATGTGTTATATGGTCGCAGAACAAGAAATAAACGAAAATGTATATCAAAAACTTATCGTTATTATGCGTCAAAGTTCAGAAACAGGAATTCGAGGTTTTGATGCCAATATTATGATTGCAGTCGGAGAAAATCCAGAAACTCATCAACCAGCAATTTATAGTTGGAGAGTTCAAATCGGTAACTTTGAATAATAAAGAAAATAATTTAGCGTTATGATACTCTATTTTAATCGAAACGGACAGTTACTAGAGAATTTGGAATATGGCAGTGTCGCTCGTGTCGGTACTACCGAATTTCAAATTTTTGCGTACTTTGAAGATTATGACGATTATTCGGTTTACCAAACCGCAATGATTAGTTTTAGAAAGCCAGATTTGTCACAAACAGTTTATCCAGACTTGTTTATGACAAAGAAGGAAGATTTTGTTTTCAATTCTTCTATACAGACATCTACACATTTCGTAAACGGTAGAACATATCGTGGCTTTCTCTTTGATTTTGGTACCGTTCGTGATGGTGCCAGCCCAGTTCCAATTTTAGATACTCCAGGAACGTGGGAAGCAAGCATCATATTAGAAAATTTAGAAGACGATAATGTCACAGGCATTGTTCGTTTTACAGTGGAAGAAGCTACTAGCGAATATGACGACGACGAAGTTGCTATCAGTTTATCTGAATTGATGAGCAATATTAGGAACTTGCTTTTAAATGACTACGTTCCATACACTGCTGCAATAAAAAATATAAATTTGGCTGACCGCGAATTATTATTTGGTAATGGCGAAAATTATATTCGTGGTAACAACGAAGAATTATATGTGCATGGTGAAGAAATTTATTTTGATGGTGATTACCTTAATTTCAATGTTGATAATGTAGAATTTCATGTAAATGATGGAGGCATTACATTTTATGATAATGGCGGTGCCGTTGATTTCCAAGTTCCGGTTCATTTTAATGGAACAATCATTTACGAAGGTTCGGAAATAGCTAGCCAACAATATGTCCAAGAATATACGTCAAATAATTACGTGCCATATACAGGAGCTGATAAAGACGTAAACTTAGGAACTCATGAATTAGGATTTACTTATAATGGACAAGAAGCAAGAGTTTTCATGGGTTCAAATTACAACTTATACTTAGTTACATCTACTGGTGATATTATCTTGAATCCTGATGGAATAGCATATTATAACGGTAATGAAATTGTTGACAAAGGTTTCCTTGCCAATAATTACGTGCCATATACAGGAGCTGATAAAGATGTTCATTTAAACACTCGCACTTTATATTTTGAAGATAATGTTGGTGAAGTTGGTATCAATGTAAACAATGGTAATATGCATATTTTTACGCAAATAGGAAATATATATATTAGTCCTGATAGTTATGCATATTATAACGGTAATGAGATTGTTGACAAAGGTTTCCTTGCTAATAATTACGTGCCATTCAGCGGCTCCGCACATAATTTAGATTTAGGCAATAATCATTTAATAGCCAAATATATTGAAACTAAAGGCGGAAAAATTGTTATTTCCCAAACTGGTGGTGTCAATAGTGATGAGCCTGTAATTTGCACTCCTTTCAATGGTGCAGACACATATTGGTTATTCACAACGAATGCTCCAGAAGAGCTTGGCCAAAACATCCATTTCGCTAGTAAAGAATGGGCTCAAGCTCGTTTGGCTAGTTCCTTAACCGCTTCGTTGGATTCTACTAATTTCCAATTAACTCTTGCATTAAAGAATCCGAACGGTTCTACTCTTTCCACACAGGTTATAGACTTCCCATTAGAAGAACTCGTGGTCAGCGGTGAATACGACGAAGACGCAGAAGAAATCATTTTAACGTTAAAAGATGGAAATATGATTGCTATTCCATTAACTGATTTAGTCAGTGGTTTAGCTACAAAAGAGGAAGTTGAAGCCGTTGCTCCTACATTTGAAGAAGAAGAAAATAGTCAAGCAGCGATTTCAATTGAATTTGAAAATAACACAGATAAGAGTGTTGCTAACTCAGTTACTACTACAAGCACAACATTGGTAATACCGAGCGGAATCGAATTGGGTTTCCAAGCAGGAGCCACAATGTTAATCGGCAGTACTGTTCCAACATTCTCTCTTACAAATAATTCGGGATATAGTGTGTATTGTTTATTAAATAGTAGACAAGTTCCTATATCTCAATGGCACGATAGTTTAGAAATCAATTCAACACTAGAGCTAATGTGCGAGTGTAATGGTTTTAATGTTAGAATTTACGGAAAGTCAACTGGTAATTAGTTATGAGCCGTTATTTTAACAATAAAAAGAAGTGGCTATTAGAAACTATAATTAGTTATATTGGTTTTGCTTTTTTATTGCTCATAAATTCTAATACAATTGAATTTCATGGTTCTGCTGAATGCGCCGATGTAAGCGAGTTTAAATTTGAATTGACTTATCCTGATTTAGTTTTAGGGTTAAATGCTAATTTGACAAACGTTAGAACATTTGAAGCAAATTGTCAGATTGAAAGTAAAAAAGAGTTAGAATTAGATGCTCATTTAGCTGAAGTTATAGAAGCAGATTTAAATAATATTTATGTAAATCTTAGCGAGGAAATTGTCGACGCTGTTCTTTTTAATGTTATTGAAGCTGAAACGGAAACGATTTTTGAAAAAACAATTGATTTTGAACTAGAACCTTCAGTATTTTTGCTAAACGTTATTCCTTTTGGGTGTGAAACTAATTATGTTTTTGTTAGTGAATTAAGTAATCCGATGGCTGGTTTAATAAACGTTATCGAAGTTCGCCAAGAATTTGTTTCTTTTAAAAATGATTTATATTTAGAATCTGCCCCTCACATAGCTAATATTTTAAGAACATATTTAACATTAAATTATGATTATGATATTTCTTTTGATTTTAATGTCCATTTAGGTGCTATACAACAATTTAATTTAGAATTATTATATTCTCAAAATCTTGGAGCAGATTTTTCGTTTAATTTTATACAACCGATGGAATTAGAATCACAAATAATATATAATCAAGATATATCATTTAATTCTTCTATATCCTTAACAACTGAAAGAAAATTTAGTGATTTAAATGGATTAAAAGTTAGTGATTTAAATGGATTAAAATTTTTCGATTTAATGTATAATTAAAATGGTAAGGAGGAAAATATTATGCCATTATCAAAATACACAAGGTCACAAAATATCATGGATGTAATCAATGGATTAAACACAGGGACCGCGCAATATCCAACAACTTGGATTGCTTTGTCAACCACAGCACCTAATGCTGACGGAACTGGTGTTACAGAACCAAGCGGAAACGGTTATTCAAGAATTCCAACCCGTTATAATATTATGTCTGGCATGCAACAATATGTTAGTAATTTTCCAAATAGTGCTACTTATGATAGTGGAACTGATAAGTATTCTATTTCAAATACTAAAGATATTTATTTCTACGAAGCTACAGGTTCCTGGGGCACAATCACTCATTTCGCAATTTTTTCTTCTTCTTCTGGCGGTAATATGATAGCTTATGGTGCTTTAAATAGTCCTATTTCTCCAGCAGCAGACACAATTCCTGTAATTAGAGCTGGTCAATTAACTATTGTAGAACAATAAAGTAAGGAGACACATATATGCCAAGCACAACTAATCTTAGATTAGCGGTTTCGTCAAACCAAAATGATAGTGTTTTAGAATATTGGAACAAAATGCTCAATGAAACAGATGGCAATTTTGTTATTTTAGACAACCAATTTGGCATATTGTCCACAAAAATAAATTTCACAATTTTATCAAGCGATTGGATTTCTGATGTGCAAGGGCATTTCACTTCGAAAGCCGTTGTGACGTTAACTAACACGATAATTAGAGATAATTCCACAGTTGAGGCATATTTCGAAGACATTCTGAATAGTGCCGGCATCGTTCTTTATAGTGTGGTTCAATCAGGGACAAGTTTAGTCTTAACGTTCTATGCTGATGAGGCAAAAAGCAGTAGTATAGTAGGGGTGCTCAAATATGTCTATTAAAGTTTTAAACAGGCCAGCCGTACTCATCGGAAACCGAGGCTCGCTAATTTCACAGACATTTACCAGTAACGGCACATATAACGCAAGTGATTACAGTGCCGATGGTTTTAATGTCGTCAATGTTAGTGTAGCTGGTGGAGGAGGGAATGATAATGAATTAAAGCTTCTGACTGGTAGAATTGGCGATTATATAGTTCCCCAAGAAATAGGTTCGATGTCTAATTTGAATACAGGAGCATTTTATTTCAAACGAGGTTTAAGAAGTATTGATTTAAATAACGTTCAAGTAATTCCCGCTGCTGCTTTTTCAGGATGTTCGGGTTTAACAGAAGTAGTCGGAAATAAAGTTGAATTTATTTCTGGATACTCTGATTTTAACTCATGTGTAAATTTGAAGTCTGTAAGTTTTCCAGAATTAAAATTATATATTGGAGGCGCTGCATTTGAGGGATGCCGGCAAATAGAGAGTTTAGATTTTCCTAAGTTAGCATATGTTTCTGGTGGCTCATTAGTTTGGGGAAATAGTGCTACTATATCTAGCATAAGTTTTCCAGAATGTGTTTGTATAAACGGTAATGTCTTTGGCGCATATAATAGAAATATAACAAGTTTAGCCACACCCAAACTCACAACTATCATGATGAGCACGTTTTATGGTTTGTCTTTAATAGAAAAATTCGATACAGACAATTTATTTTCTATGATAGGAAGTGCTAATTTTTATGGATGCAGAAGCCTTAAATCTATTTATTTAAAGGCAGTGCCAAGTGTGCAACAAACAAATTTTAGTGGATGCTCCAGTTTATCTGAAGCTAGTTTAGGAGGAGTAATAAGATTGGAGGGCTCCGTATTTTTTGGATGTACTTCTTTACAATCTGCATTCTTTCCGTTTTGTGTTTATGTTGGCCCTCATTGTTTTGCAAGTTGTTCATCATTGTCTCAAGTATTTTTAGGAAATGCCAGCATTTCTAACTCTGCTTTCTTTAATTGCACATCATTAGAAAGTTTATATATGTTGACGTGTCAAGTTCCAACTTTATTCAACAATGCTTTTAGTAATACTCCTATGCAAAGCGATTCTTACCTAGGACATTTTGGGTCAATTTATGTTCCTTCAAGTTTGGTTGCTTCTTTTAAAGCAGCGACAAATTGGGCTTCGTTAAGTGACAGAATTACAGCGTTGCCTAGTGAATATGATAGCAAATTTATTTATGCATATGAATTTTATAATAGAACCGATTTAACATCATTCCCAAGTGAAAAACTTAATGCTGAATATATATGTAATAATGCTTTTTATAGTTGCTATAATATTTCAGGAGAGGCTTATTTTTCAAAAGCCAAAGAAATTGGCCATAGCGCTTTTTATACCTGCAGAAGTTTAACTTCTTTAAATTTCCCAGAATGCAATTTGGCCGGGAGTCAGGCTTTTTATAGTTGTAATGGCTTGGAATCAATGAGTTTCCCAGAACTAGTAGTAGCATTAACCAGCGCTTTTTATAATAATAGTATTAGCCATTTAGAATTTCCGAAGTTAGAATTTATTGGTTCTGGATGCTTTGAAATTATGAAGCAATTAAACAGCATAAGTGTTCCAAATGTTAAATATATTGATAGAGAGGCCTTCATGAACTGCTATTCTTTGCAATCGGTTTCTTTACCTAATTTATTATATTTTAGTAACGGTATTTTTTCTCAAACATCAGTATCCTATTTTAGATATGACGGTGTTACCATGCCTGGTTTGGCTTGGGCTAGAAGCTTATCAGAAATATATGCTCCAAATGTAATAGCAATAACCGGCAACGGCTTTGAAAATTGCAACGCATTATCAAAAGTAACTTTTTCAACTTTATATTTTTTACCTTATAATTGTTTTCGAAGCTGTGCTAATTTAAAAGAAATAAACATAGATAAAGTATCTGGTGAGTTACCAACGAGCTGTTTTTATGGATGTACCACTTTAAAAAAGATTAGAAACTTTTATGCAAGCTACATTACGGCATCATGTTTTGCAAGCTGTTTTAGCATGAGCAAGGCTTTGTTTGCGACTTATTATATTTATTCCAGTGCCTTTGCCAATTGCCGCTCCTTATCAAAACTTTATCTGATGGCAACAGCGATGGTGAGTTTGCAAAATTCTAATGCCTTTAGTTCAACTCCTATAGCAAATTCCGGCTATTTAAGCGGTGCTTACGGGTCCATTTACGTTCCGTCCTATTTAGTGTCAGACTATCAAAACGACTCTATGTGGTCTTGGTTTGCTGACCGTTTTGTTGGTCTCACCGATGAAGAATTCCAAGACGTTATAGACCATTGGTACGATGCGGAACCGAACGAATAAAATCTTTTCAACAATATATACCTATGTTATAATAATTTCTGACAGGAGATTTTATAATGAAACTAGATATTTTGGTCCCACAATATAAGGAAACCGACGAAATTGTCAAGCCACTATTAGACAGTATTGCTTTACAGCAATTAGTGAATATGGATGACATTGGAGTCATTATCGTTAATGATGGTAGCGATGTTTTTCTTTCAGAAAAATTGCTTACATCGTATCCATTCAAAATCACTTACTTTAAAAACGAACATAAAGGTGTGTCAGCAACACGTCAGAAAGCATTAGATTTGTCTAAAGCCGATTACGTCATGTTCTGCGATGCTGACGATATGTTCTATAACATGTGTGGCATGTGGATTATTTTTAGAGAGATGAAAATTGGTTTTGATTCTTTAGTATCAGTATTTACCGAAGAAACTAAAGCACAAAACGAAGAACTCGTATTCATTAACAGAGAAATGGATTCAACATTTGTCCACGGAAAAGTTCATCGCCGTAGATATTTATTAGAGCAAAATATTCGCTGGAACGAATCCTTAACCATTCATGAAGATTCTTATTTTAACATCTTATGCCAAAAATGTTCGGATAACGTGAAATTTTGCCCAACACCATTCTATTTATGGAGGTGGAGAGATGAAAGTGTGTGCCGTAATGATTTCAAGTATATTCTTAAAACTTATAACAATATGCTTGATAGTAATACAGCTCTTGTTAAGGAGTTTCTAAAACGTAATAAGTATCAAGACGCACAATTCTATGCCACATCAATGGTTTATGATGCTTACTTTACAATGAATAAAGATGAGTGGATTAATCAAGATAATAAAGAGTATAGAGACGCTACTGAAAAGAGATTTGCTGAATATTATAAAGAGTTTAAATATCTCTTAGAAGGTGTCCCACAACAAGTTAAAGGCATGATATTACAAGGCCTTAGAAACAGATTCTACCAAGAAGGCATGTTTTTAGAAAAAATGACATTTGAACAATGGATTAAACATTTGGAGGAAACTTATCAATGATTTTAGAACAATACCCTTACGTGGACGATTTCGGTGTCGCACATACCGATATGATTAAGCACTGGACTGATGACCCAACAAAAACAATGCTTCAGCTCGAAACTGACGTAATGTATGACGTCGCTATTGATTTATACCCATGCCAATTCACTTATAAAGAAGTAGACGCTCCTGAAATAGATGTTTCTGAAGTAGATGCTCCTAAGGATGAATAGAAAGAAAGATTACTTTTGGTTGCTGGATACATTAATCACAATTGGGCTCATCTGTGTTGGGTTCGTTTGTTGGCTGTTTTTGAAAGATGATTTGGCAATTTTCCGTTAAATTATAATTGGATATAAAAAAACCGCTCTTAATTGAGCGGTTATTTTTAATAATAGTAGCATAGGAATCCAACACAAATCAGTGTTAGTGATATGAGTAATTCAATAATGAATGTGCGTGTTTTCATAATTAGTCGGTAACATTGACTTCAGTTAACGAATAGCCAACTGTATAAGCACCTGTAAAGTCAAACTGTGTAAGCAAATTAGTGAAAGAACCTGCTATCATAATATAAGCACTTGTATCTCCTGTAACAAATAATGGATAAACCTCAGTTCCGTTATTTGATACGCTTTCCTTAATTACAAAATCAAAATCAGTTACAAAGTTTAATATAAGTTGTGGAATATTTGAACTGACACCTGCTTGTTGCATAGCACCTAAAATTGTATTTATTCCACTTTGTGTTGTATTATCATCGGTAACAGTAGGGATAGTCAAACCTAACATACTAGCAGCGCTTTGGATACCATTATCTAATACCCCATAATACCATTCTTTTGTTTTCAATGATAATATCTTACTAATGCCACAAATCTTATCTCCGTTTTGGTCATAGAAAGTTAGTAATTCTTTGTAATTCTTTAATGTGTCTGCACTAGAACCTGAACCACCACTAACTTGAATGTAAGGTTCAACTGTATCGGTAATACCGCTAGTGTTTCTACTAGCAGTTATGTGATAATAGAAATTGTTACTTGTAGAATATGGGAAAAATATACGAATTTGGCTTAATGAGCCGTTCGCTACTACAGGATAAACTGTTACATTGATACCACCTGAATCACCAACTACCATTGGGTTTATAAATACATTTGCATCGCCAGTGTTGAGCATGTTTGCCCCAAAATCAGTCAAACTACTATTAGACGCAAATGAGTTTGCATATTTGCTTAAAAATGATATTGTCACTGCTTCTGGTTCAGCTTCAGATGTATCAGGTTCTGCGACTAATCCTGTAATCGTATGTTTATACAATACATCACTTGTTCCACTACCCCCACTAGCACCAATACTAGCACCTTCAATTTCTTCAACTGTAATTACGGTGTTGGCTGTGTAGTAGTTGGTTTCTGCCATATCAGGTGCAGGGATTACACCATCTTCGCTTACAGTTACATCTGAACTTGTATTAGAGCCTCTAAAACTTGCAGACCAAACAAACTCAATGCCACTTTGTGGGTCAATTATAGTGTCCAAATCAATAAGCCCATATTTTACTTTTACCGCGATACTATTTACTGTTTGATTATTTTGTAAATATGCTTTAGGTAAAACTTTTCCGTTGTAGTAATCCATTAAAAGATAACCAAGAGCGGTTGATTGATGAATGACATCTAAAGATTTAAACACACTATCGAAGTTTGCATAAGTAATATCTACTTGGAATTGTGAACTTGCTAATGATACAAAGTTGTCCCAACGCTCTTTAGTGCAATAGAATTGTAAATCTCTTATTATTCTAGTTTCACTACCATCGTTTCCAGTACAGTCCATATTCGTCATCTTAATACTGACAATAGGTTCCGCTTCCACTGTGCCACCACCTTGACCGCCTTGAATGGTGATTTCGTCTTTTGGGCAAATGACTTCTAATGTAACAGTATAGTTAGTTATTTTAGATTGCAACTCACTTGAAAATTCTGATTCTTTTCCCGCATAAGGCAGCATTGCCAAACTAAAACCATAAAAACTAGAATCATTAAATTTAAACCATGCCTTTTCAATATAGTTTGCAGAACCATTCATAATGGCTTCGCCTAACGAATTTTCGTCTATATTAGTAACATAAACATTAGTTCCTATCATTCCTTCGTATTTATCATCATTATAATTTGTCCATTTTAATATTGAACCTATTGTTTTTTTTGCACCTTCAAGGTCAGCAATAACAAAATTTAAACGTGAAGAAGAATTAGACAATAATTTTAATGCTTTTTTAATATCATCAGGACTATTGCTTGTTCTTATACCATATATCAATCTAGTATTATTATCAATTGTCTGCCTATTTTCAAAAATATTACTATTTATGTTTAAAACTACTTTATCAAACAACTCAATGTCTTGGTCAGCAGAACCTCCGCCAGAACTACCTCCACCTCCAGAGCCACCTGAGCCCCCAGAGCCACCTGCTACTTCAAATAACGTACTTCTGAGCTCAAGAATGTTAATTGCTTCATCGACTGTGTTTGGTCGTGCTTTGTCTTCGGTTAAATCGAATATTTTAAGTACTTGTGCATCGGTGAACGAAATTAACGCGCAGAACAAATCAGTGTACACTAAATATCCAAGGAAATTAGTATAGTTGATTGTTAAACTGCATAAATGAATACCTTTATCAGAAACACTGATATGAGGAATTTCTGGTGTATCAATAGGGTTGGCAGTTCTTTTAATTGGTGTTTGATTGCCGCCACCATTGATTAATGTTGAGAGTGTATCCAATTCTTCACTGGAGCAAGAAGCGAGTAACTTCTTAATAAAAGGTTCTTTGTTAATTACTGACATATTTTAGTCTCCTTATATTTTTTGTGGGGATTCATATTATAAATGATTTGAAATTGACGCAACTGATGAACTTACGATTTTTGCATAATCGCCTTGTAATGTTTGCCTCAAAACCGCTTGTTTCATAAAATTGTTTCCTTTCTATTAGTAAAGTTTATAAATAGAAGAAGTGTTGCCACTTTCTTGTGTTTTTATATCATTATTACGAATGCTTATAGTACCTTTATAATTATAATGTTTGAACATAACGGTTGTATTATTTATAGTTGCTTGCATCATTCCATAGCATATCTCCATGCCTGTAGAAGAAAAATTAACTGTTTCAGCAATGTTAAAATATTGTTCTCCATTTATACTCGTAACATAACCAGAGCATGAGAATTGATGATTAAAGGATATAAAAGAATATTCATTTACTAAATAAGTTTTGAAATCTAAAATGTTTTGTCTGTTCATAGTAGAACTTACGTCTTGGTCGGAAGGAACTAATAAAGAAATGGCACCTGCATAAGTTCCGGTATTGAAAGTCAAAAATAACTTATATAAATGTTTTTTGCCACTTCCACCAACAGCATACTTTGTATCCCCTACTTGTAAACCGGTTAATGGTGATTCAGTTCCAGCTAACGTTGGATTAGCCTCTACCACTGTGCCTTCTGGGATTTTGTATTTTTCGCCATCTACTTCCAAGCCCTCAAGGTTAGGTTCTGTGCCTTCTAAAGTTGGGTTAGCCACGACTTCACTACCAACACCTCTAATATCGTAAAGTTCACTTCTGAGTTCTAACACGCTCAACTCTTCACTAACGGTTTCGATTGCGTTGGTTTCTAAATTAATGTTAAAACATTTAATGACTTGAGAACTAGAGTCAGTAAACCAAATCAAACAACAATAATCATCGTTATATACGAGATAGCCCATAAAAATGGAGTAGTTGATTTCTAAAGAGCAGAGATGAACACCTTTATCCGCTTCAGTAATTTTTGTTTTATTACCGCTAGGAAGATTCATCGTTCTGCGTATAGGTTCTTGGTTGCCTTCGCCATCTATCAATAGCGATAAGGAATTTAACATGTCAGTATCTAAAGATTCTAACAAATTTTTAATATAAGGTTTTTTATTAATTGTACTCATGTAATATACCTCGCTTATTTTAATTATACCGATATTATGAAAAATTTAATATCAAATATTATAATATTTATCGTTGTTTAATCCAAATTGTAAATAACTATTGACATGTTTTAATTTTTGGTTTAATATATATGTGCAGTTAGGAGGAAAACATATGAAAAAAGTGAAAATTATTGGTGCTAAATTCGAGCCAAAGAAAATGCACATTTATGATGTTAAAACATCAGGAAAACATCCAGTTCATCTCATCGAAGGTGGAGAGATTCTAACAGAAGATGACAGAGATTTCGGACCTGCTGATATGGGTTGGTTCTGGTTAAACAAAAAAGAATACGAATATTTCAAATCACAATGCGGGGAGGTAATTATTGAATGCTAATATTTAAAAATGTCAATGTTAATCCAAAAGGCAGAAAAACCGGTGACTGTTCTACTAGAGCCATTGCAAATCTGCTCGGTATCAGTTGGGATGAGGCCTTAAAGCTTCAGTTCGATATGGCTATTCAGACGAAATATGACCCAACATCCCGTGAAGTAACGGAACGTATCCTTGATAAGTTCGGTTACGTCAAAATGAAGCAGCCAAGAAAATTGGACGGTAAAAAATATCTCATTCGTGATTTTGACAAAGTATTATCAGCCGAAGACATGCGAAACGGTGTTATTGTGGGGTGTGCTCATCACTACACAGTTGTACGCAACGGATGCATAGAGGATATTTGGGACTGCGGCATCAAAACAGGAGGAAATTATTATGCGAAAAAAAGATAAAAACGGTAACATTATTATTAAATTGACTGAAGAGCAATATTATTGGTTGCTTAGATACTTTAACAGAGAATGGGATGCAGAAGTCGATTATCGCGTTAATGAAGGCGCAGGAGACACATCTTATTTAGAAGATTTATTTGGCATCTATAAGGCG